CTCTCAACAAATCCCGCGCCGCTGGTGCGCCAGCGCCCAAGTCGGCAGCCGCAACTGCTCCAATGGAAGGTGCGACCGGCGGCTTTTACTCGCCTGCTGATGAACCGGCGGCAGAACCGGAAAAGCGCGCCGGGTTTCAGACGCAATTTGCCAAGACTGTTCGGCATGGTTCTTTGCCAACTGAACAAGGCGGCTCGGTCGACCGTGAAATCATCGAACACATGGCAGAAGAAGCCAATCAAAATCCCGATGATTTGGCGGCTGAAATTGCGCGCATCCGCTCTTTTCGCAAACCAATCGGAGCTTATTCACAGAAGCTTGCACTTCCGGCGCGAACAGGTTATCATCGGCACTGGTTTAACGACACCGCAGGACGGGTCGGTGAAGCAATCAATAACGGTTGGGCGCATGTCAAAGGCACTGACGGCAAACCAATCGCTCGCTGCGTAGGCACTGGCCGAGACAAGGGCGCGCTCTACGCTTATGCGATGGAAATTCCCGAAGTCTTTTGGCTGGAGGATATGGCAGCAAGGCACGAAGCTGCATCGGACAAGGTTGACGCCCTGAAATCGTCCCCCTTCTCGTCCAAGCCGGGTCAGGCTAAACCTGCCGATAAGGGCAAGTTTTACGATCCGACCGACGCGCAGGCAGGTCCGCTGCAGGTCGAGCGCAACTAATCCCGCCACTGGCGGCGAGTTCTTAGGCAAGATCACAGGCAGGCGACTATCGCCAAAACCCCGTGCAACCCTTTCTTAAGGATTCGCCGCTATGGCAAACAGCAATTTCCCGCAGGGCATTCGCCCAATCAATGACAATGGCACACCTTGGTCCGGTCAGGGCCGTATGGTTTGTTTTCCGGCCTCACAGGCCACCAACATTTTTCTTGGCGATCCATTGGTTCCGCTTGGCGGCACTGATGCTTTTGGTGTCCCCCTTGTGGGCATCGCTACCGCCGGCGCTGGCAACAACGTCCTTGGCGGCTTTATCGGCGTCTGCAATGGGCCGCAAGGTTCGCAATCGACGCTGACCCGCGACCTTCCGGTTTACCGGCAGGCTTCCATCCTGAACTATGGCTTTATTTGCGACGATCCCAACCAGCTCTATGCTGTGCAGGAAGATAGCGTAGGCGGTGCCATCGCGGCTGCAACTGGTGGCTTCGCCAACGGTAACCTCGTCGCTGGTACGGGTTCGACCGTAACCGGGTTTTCTGGCTGGCAATTGCAAAGCTCGTCCGTTTCGGCATCGGCCAATGCGACCTATCAGGTTCGCATCGTCGGCCTGTTGCGCGGTCCTGACAACGCCATCGGCACCAATGCCGATTGGGTGGTCCGCATCAACTTGCCGTCGCTCTGGTCCACTTCGGGCGTTTGATCCGCCAACAATTTTGAAGGAGTACACATTATGGCTACTGTTGGCGGCGTCATTACAACTGGCGCACACCCCAAAGCCCTTTGGCCCGGTATTCAAACGTGGTGGGGTCGTCAATACGACGAACACGCGCAGGAATATCCCGAATGGTTCGAGGTTGAATCTTCGGACAAGGCCTATGAAGAGGACGTTGAAATCAGCGGCTTCGGCGTTCTGCGTGAAAAGGATCAGGGCGCTGCTCTGAACTATGACGCAGAAGTGCAGGGCGCAGTCACTCGGTACACGCACGTTGCGTATGCTGGTGGCTACATCGTCACCTTCGAAGAGCTGCGCGACAACCTGTACGAAGTCGTTTCGAAGCGCCGTGCGGCGATGCTTGCCTTTGCTGGCCGGCAGACCGAGGAAATCGTCGCTGCGAACGTGTTCAATCAGGCGTTCAATTCGGCCTATCCGATTGGCGATGGTCAGGCGTTCATTTCGTCCACCCACCCAACGCTAACCGGCAACCAATCGAACTTGCTGGCCACCAGCGCCGACTTGTCCGAAACCGCTATTGAAGATTTGGGCATTCAGATCATGCAAGCCACCGACTATCGTGGCAACAAGATCAGCCTGATCCCCAAGGCGCTCGGCATCTCGCCAGCCAACTGGTTCGACGCAAATCGCATCATCAATTCGGTGCTGCAAAACGACACGGCCAACAACGCGGTGAACGTCATCAAGGCTTCGGGCATGTTCCCCGACGGCATTCTGACCAACCACTACCTCACCTCGGCAACCTCGTGGTTCATCAAAACCAACGCCCCTTACGGAGCGCGTTTCATGTGGCGCGATAAGCCTATCTTTGACACAGACAACGAATTCGACACACGTAACGCGAAAGCCGCACAATATATGCGATTTTCTTGTGGTGTCACGGACTGGCGCTCGTATTTCGGAACACCGGGGATTTGACGCCAATCAGTAACGGCTGATCTAAAAAAAGGGCTGGGGGCAACCCCGGCCCTTTTCATTTGCGCGTGGCGGGGGTATTGTTTTGACATGCAACGGATTATTGAAGCCCTTAGAATTGCTGTTTTGCTGTTCATTTATGGGTTCGGGCTGTTTGCGCTGGGGCAGATGATGTTTACCAAGCCTCATGCGCAGCGGGACATTGGTGATACACCTTGCGCCCCACATGCGCACTGGCGGTGGACAGGTATCCTTGATGGGGAGCCTTTTGAATTGGTCTGTATGCGGGATATGGACCTACCGGCGGATTAATGGTAGTTTCCGGCGTCAACTGATTTGAACCTGATCTGGAGAACTCTTATGGCTTATGGCAGCAAGAAACTCGAAACCACCGGCATGAATGCCCACAAGGATATGGCTGGGGCCGGTTCCAAGGGGAATTTTGGCGTTGGTGCTTATCCGGGCCGCACGGCTTCGCATCCTGATCGCGGCATGAAGCATGATGTTTTGCCCGACAGCGCCCGCTCTGCGGCGCACAACGGAATGCAAGGCGCACCGGATCATGGCATTGGCAAGGGTGTTGCTGACCATTTCCAGCGCGGCGGAAAGTGCTGACCGATGGCGCAGGGCAAATATGAAGGCAGCCGCGCCGATAAGGCAAATGACAAGCGGGAAGCCAAAAAGAGCGGCATGTCCATGAAGGCGTGGGAGAAATCCCCCGCCGACAAAAAAATGGACAAAGCCGGACAGAAAGCGCTCGACGCCAAAAAGCGAAAGAAGAAATGACCCGCGTTGTTCCTGCCGATCTTGTTCTTGAGCCAATGCCTGATGGCTTTACCGTCAACATTCAAGATGATGGTGTGGTCATCAAGGCAACGGCAATTATTGAGGGCAGCCGGTACGAGATTGGCTTGCGGCCAGAGCGCGAGGACAGCGCCATTGCAGCGGCTCAATCCGAGCTGCGCAATGGCATTTGGCACCTTATGGAATACAGCCGCCTTGGCCGTCTTGACCTGATGCGGTACGCTTCTGCGGAACGGCACAAAGGCCGGCCAACGGTGTGATTGACTAAGGGGCCATTTCAGGCGATAAGGATTGCGGGTACTGTTGAAGTCACCGCACTGAACCCGATGAAACTGAAAGACCCACGTTCGGGTCCAGCATCGGAGAATTATCATGGGCGCTGCAACCACATTTTATGCACCTGTTCACCGCGTTCTTGCGCGAAACAACAATGGCAATACCGCGATCCCGCTTAATGCGGCACCCAATATCGACTATCTCGCATCCGGCCTGCAAGATCATCGGTTCCAAGCAAATGCGCGTGGATCGTCTGCTACGTTTCCGGCCTATCTTGGCTGGTATGGCGGCGCTCAACCCGTTGTCGCCAATTATGTGCCGAGTGCGATTGCCACGGCCAACATTGCAGCGCTTGCCAATGTGGTGAGTGGAACGGCAATGACATTGCGCGCTGCGACTGGTGCGGGCATTACCGTGCTTTCAGCGGCGGCTCCTGCATTTCTTTTGCCCGCCAGCGTGACTTTGAGTGCCGGCGTTGTGATTGACGCATTGCCTTCGTTGCAATTGTTTGGCACCGCCGGCAACGTCACGACAGGGTTCTATAGCCGCCAAACTTGTGTTGGCCGCGCAGTCTCAATTACCGGTGTCGTTAGCACGACTGGGGGTGATTTTATTGTCTATGGCTATGACATCTATGGCTATCCGATGACTGAAAAAATCACGGCGGCGGCGGGTGTGGCGACGACCAACGGCAAAAAAGCGTTCAAGGCGATCACGTCGATTGTGCCGCAATTCACCGATGCTCACAATTATTCGGTTGGGACGGCTGACATTTTTGGCCTTGGCATTCGCGCTCCAAACTTTTGTGATACGCATATCAACTGGAACTCGACGCTGATTACCGCATCGACCGGTTTTGTCGCCGCCGACGCCACTACGGCGACCAATGTGACGGGTGATGTTCGCGGCACTTATGCAGTGCAATCGGCCTCGGACGGGACTAAGCGCCTGATGATGGCTGTATTCCCAAGCCTGTCGTTGCTGGCCACCAACCCAACCACCGGCCTCTTTGGTGTTACTCAAGCCTAAACGGCTAAAAGGATCGACCAATGGCCAGCACAAATACGCTGCAAATCCTTGAAAACGGCTATCGCAATGTCGTTATCAGGGCCACGCAGGTTTCCGACGGGACGCCAAACGAAAGCGTCACGATCTACAACGCGACCAGTTCCGGCTCTTTCGGCGTTACCGCGCCGGGGGGGCAGATCGTTTACCCCGGCATTTATACCTCGATCATTGGATTGGATTATGATGTCCAAGACATGAAGATGGTGATGCGCTGGGAGGCGACTACCGATCAGGACATTCTTGCGCTCGGCTCTGCGCCGGAGGATTTTCGGTGGGATCGTTTTGGCGGCATCCGGGTGCCAACAGGATTGGATGGAGCAACAGGCTCCATAAAAATGATTAGCCAAGACCCACTGGTCGGGGCGACTTATTCGGTTATTCTCTATCTTCGCAAAAGGGTTCCGCAGACATGAAATTTCCCATTTGGCTTGTCGCCGCTTTTTTACCGGTGTTTTGCTTGGTAGGCTGCAATGCTGCCTATGCTCAAGCCAGTAGCGCCATTGTTGTGTCCTCGTGTGGGACGCCTCCAACGACCTATGCGGCTGGCCAAAATCGGCAGGTTACGCAGGATACCACTGGCAAGCTTTGCGGGGCATCCACCTCGACGCCATCAGGGACACAGGATAGCAACCTAAAGCAGGTCAATGGTGCGACCGTCAATGTCGGGACGGGGGCATCTAGCACTGGCACTCAGCGGGTTACGACCTCGACAGATTCCACGATTGGCATTACCGGAACACTACCAGCTTTTGCCGCCACGCCAACGGTCACAGCCAACGCTGGTACTGGCACCTTTGCAGTTTCGGCTGCATCTTTACCTTTGCCAACAGGTGCGGCGACTGTGGCTAAACAGCCTGCCCTTGGCATCGCTGGCACCGCATCAACTGATGTCCTGACAGTGCAAGGTATTGCCGGCGCGACTGCGCTTAATGCCAACCTTGATAGTGTGGTGGATGGCGTCACGGTTGCAGCAAGTGCCGCATCGGCAGTCGATCTGACCAACACGCCATTTTCGACGGTTGGCTTTGCAGCGGTCGAGCTGCATATCACAGCGCTGACCGCCACCTCAATCACGGCTAGCGCGTCCTATGATAGCGGAAGCAACTACAATACGGTTCAATGCCGACCAGTGAATACCGCGACCATTATTTTTCAGACGGCAACATTAAACGCAACAGGTGTCTATGAATGCCCAACGGGCACGAATTTCAAATTAACTCAAGTCGGAGCTGGTGCGTCAACAGTGAAAGTCGCGCTAAAGCGCATTCCCACTGCTCTACTAGCCAGTCGTTTAACTACTGCGGTTTGCTCTGGAACATCATCGGCGGGCTGTGCCACCGTTGTTGGCAGTGTCGCCGCAACGGCAAACTCTACTTCCGGTAACTGGTTTGGCGTCACGTCTTTGAACCAGCTTTACAATGGTAGCACGACTGACCTTGCAAAATCGGCCAGTGCCGCAGCGTCGCTCAACACAGGTATTGGTGTTGCCGCTGTCGAAGAATCTGGCCGGCCATACTGCCACATTTCGACCGCGACCACGACCACATGTAAAAGCGGGGCTGGTTTTCTACATACTTTGACAGTGAACACTTTGGGTACGGTTGCTTCTACTGCGACGATTTACGACAACACAGCGGCTTCTGGCACCGTAATCGCCGTTATCAACACTTTGGCAGGGCAAACCAGTTATCGCTATGATGTGGCCTTTTCGACTGGCCTGACTGTTGTGACGACCGGAACCGCCGCGCCAGATATTACAATTTCCTACCGTTAATGCCGCGCTCATGCGTGGCTTCCAAAGGCTAGGCTTATGGGCAGGCATTATCATTTCAAGGCTGGAAGTTTCTACCGCGTTGATGATCGGACGGGTTTCCCGCAACGATCCGAGGTAACTCGAAAACAATGGAATAATTTGATTGTCGATGAGGCGCGCTGGGAGCCTCGCCAGCCTCAAGATTTGGTGCGCGGCGTCAAGGATTTGCAAACGGTCCCTGACGCCCGCCCGCTGGCTCCAAACCATTTCATCGGCCCTGTTTATGTGCAGATGAGCGCATCGGCAAATGTGGGAGCGACCCACGTCTATGTGCAATATCTGACCGGCCTGACCGTCGGCAACAAGATCGGCGTGATGATGAACAATGGGGTCGAGTTTCCGACAAAACTTTTGTCGATAGACGGTTCCGGGGAATTTATCGTTTTGGCCGCGCCGTTGCCTTATATGGCTGCCAGCGGAAACCTTGTTTGTGATTATGGGATACCAGCATGACGACCAGCAACCAGTCAAATTGGAACCCGGCGGTCACAGACATTGTGGCTCAATCTTTGCGCCAGCTTGGTGTAATCGCCGAAGATGAAACACCGACCGGCGCGATGTATCAAACCGGCATTTTCCAGTTGAACTCGATTGTTGCGGCGGTGCAGGCAACAGGAATGCACGTGTGGACACAAGAGGAGGCTATCCTCTTTCTTCAGCCCGGTCAGGTGCGCTATGAGATTGGTGGCCCGGGAACCAATGCGAACACTTCTGATTCGAACGAATGGCAAAAGTTGACGCTGACGGCATCTGCGCCGACTGGCGCGGGGTCGATTACAGTTAATACCGCGCTTTTGGTGACGAGCGGGCAAAACATTGGCATCATCCTCGACAATGGCGCAACATTCTGGACGACCGTAAACGGAGCGCCGGCTGGCAATGTGGTCACGCTAGCCGCACATTTGCCTTCTGCTGCGTCAAACGGCAATTTTGCGTTGGTATATACGACTGCCATATCTCGCCCCTTGAAAGTGCCCGCAGCGCGGCTCCTGACTCTGCAAGGGCTGAACGAGACGCCTATGGGGATCATGTCGCGGCAAGAGTACATGGACACCCCGAACAAGTTTTCTCCGGGGACACCGACGCAATGGTTCTACACCCCCCAGCGAGATCGCGGCATTTTCTATATCTGGCCATCGCCAGTGATGACAGCGTGGGCAGTTCGCTTCACATGGTATCGCCCGTTGCAAGACTTCTTTTCGCCGGCTAACACTATCGACTTTCCGCAGGAGTGGATTGCGCCGCTGATGTGGGCGTTAGCTAAAGACTTGATCGGCATTTACGATGTGCCGCCAGAGCGCCAGCAATTTATCAAAATGCAAGCGGACCAGTACGCAGACCTTGCAATCAATTATGACCGCGACAGCGAGCCTATCCAATTTGGCATGAGCTGGGAAGCGGTGAACAATGCCTGAAATTGTCCTCGCTTCTGAATTTGCAGTCAGCCGCACACCGCAATTGGTGAACACGCGGCTGCTCAATTTTATGACCGAGCGGCAGCCGGAAGAAGCAGAGGGCAAAATGCCGCTGATTGGTTGCCCTGGCACATTGTCTTTGAAAAGTGTCGGGCTTGGGCCGCACCGGGGAAGTTGGAATTTCAATGGCGTGATCTATACCGTTTCCGGCAGCGAGTTGTGGTCCGTAGCTAAGAACGGTGCGGGAACCCTTGTTGGTATTGGGATCAGCGGCACCAATCGCGTTTCGATGAGCGATAATGGCGTACAATTGTGCATCGTTAACGGTGTGGCTGGCTGGATTTATACCGTGGCCGGGGGGCTGGTGTCGATCACATCGGCGGCATTTTACCCAGCGAACACGGTTTCATTCACGGACGGCTATTTCATTTTTGACCGCGTCGGAACAAACCAGTGGTTCCTATCAGACCTTTATGATGGCCTGACCTATAACGGCTTGGACTTTGCCTCTGCCGAAGGGCAGCCGGGATTTGTCACCGCGACTGTTCAAAATCTGCAATTGGAATTTATTTTTTGCAGCTCGCACATTGAGATTTGGTATGACGCCGGCACCGCAAATTTTCCTTTTCAGCGGTATTCGGGTGGTATCATCAATTATGGGTGTATCTCACCTTATTCAATCATCAAACAAGATGGCGCAATTTTCTTTTTGGGTGCTGACCATGTGTTTTACCGATTGCAGGCCAATGCCGCGCTTCGGGTTTCGACGCACCCTATCGAAACTTTGTTGGCGAAAGCTGACAACATTACCAATGTTTTTTGTATGACGTTCACATGGGAAGGTCACAAGCTTGTATTTATGACCGTCCCCAGCCTGAACAAAACTCTGTGCTACGATATATCAACAGGCAAATGGCATGAGCGAAATTCGGTCGATGCTGATTATATCGACCTTGGTGCGTGGCGCTTTTCGACAGCGGTTGCTGCTTATGATGGGGTATATTTAGGCGACAGTTTAAGCGGTGAAATGGGTATCGTTGATTCGGATATTTTTACCGAAATCGGCAATCCCATGATCGGCTTGATTTGGTCGATGAACCAACATGCTGACCGGCGGCGCATTTTTTGCTCGCGCCTCGAATTGCAAGTGCAGGCTGGTGTTGGCCTCACAACCGGGCAAGGCTCTGACCCGCAAATTATGATGCGTCGATCGATTGATGGCGGGATGACATGGTCAAAAACGCAATTGTGGCGATCTATGGGCATGGAGGGTGAATATCTCAAGCGCTTGCGATGGATGGCGCAGGGCCAAGGGCGACAAATGATGTGGGAATTTGTCGTTACTGACCCAGTGCGACGTACTATCATTGCGGCCTACGCCGATATAAAGGCGGGCATGGGATGAGCAATCCCTCGTTTCCGCAATCTGCGGGTAATTCACCGCCCCCGGTATTTGGGCTTCCTTGGGCTACGCTAAACCAAGATGGCACAACGACGTTAACCCCGCCGGCTATTCAATTTTTGCAAGAGCTATGGGCTTCAATTCATGGCACTGGCGGCATAGTCGATGTGACAGAAGCCAATTCCCCCAGCCCCGGCGGCATTCAAGCTATTGCACTGGCGCTGATTAACGATGTGGCCGCAGCGCTTGCTTTGCTTACCCCGCCTGCGGTAGCGCCGCCTGCTGCGCCTGCTGCGCCTGCTTTGACCTCGCTGCCATCGTTACCTATTTTGGCTTCTGCCCCAACCAGTGCGCCCATATCAGGCCAAATGTCGCGCAGCGAGATCGAGGCCGTTGCAATGCTGGCCAGAACACCTGCAAGTGCCCCCCAGCCTAGCTATGCGGTGATTTTTGCAGACTTGCCCCCTCCTGCCTATGATGGGCAGCGCGCCTTTATTACCGATGGGTCCGTTGTTGCCGCCGGAAACTTTGGAACGGTTGCAGCGGGCGGCGGTGCGAATCATGTCCCTGTTTATTGGGAATCGGGCGGAAGCCAGTGGCGAATTGGTTAGGGCTTTGCCTGCAAGCCTATTTGTGATAGCGAGAATGTGAGGGCGCAGACACCACGCTTTCCAAGGTCCAGCCGGCCAAAGGAAACAAAATGTCTGTCACGATCCAACCCCTTATCCAGTCGCAACAGATCGCCAATGCGTTCACCGCTTATTTTACGGCGGCGGGCTATACTCGCGTCGATGCGATGACGCTCTATAATCCACGCGGAAATGCGGCGGAATTGGTTACGATTGAATGGGTGCCGTCTGGCGGTGGTACGGGCGCAGCCAGCATCATTGTCGAACAGAATTGTTTGGCTGGTGTGCCGTACAACATCTTTGCGCTGATCGGCCAGACGCTTGCTCCCGGCGACAAGATTTATGCCAAGGGTGCTACAGGTGGTTTGGTCAACCTTTTTGCCTCTGGCACAGTCACGAGCTGATGCCGCCGTTTGTGATCTTTGCTTTGCCTCGGTCGCGCACCGCATGGCTATCGCAATTCCTCACTTATGGGGATGCGATTTGCGGCCATGAGCAATTGCGCCACATGCGTAGCGTTGACGATATTAAGGCTTGGTTCGCGCAGCCGGATATTGGAACGGCAGAAACATCCGCAGCGCCGTGGTGGCGGCTGCTCGACCAGTTTGCGCCGAACGCCAAGGTGCTAGTTGTGCGCCGGCCAGTTGAGGAAGTGGTGGAAAGCCTCATGCGGCTGCCCGGTGTGGCGTTTGACCGTGCCATGCTCACAAGCCGGATGCAATATCTTGACCGCAAGCTTGACCAGATCAAGGCAAGGGTGCCGGGGGTGCTATCAGTACGCTATGCTGATTTGATCGATGAGGCGACTTGCAAGGCGGTTTTTGAGCATTGCCTGCCTTATTCCCATGATCGCCTGCACTGGGCGCGCTGGGCGGCGGTGAATGTGCAATGCAATATGAAGGCCATGATGCGCTATGCCGCTGCCTACGCCCCCGCGCTGGAGCGTTTGGCGGCAATTGCCAAGCATCACACACTTGCGGCTATGGCTATGCGGGAACCTGTTGCCCCAGAAGGCTTGACGCTCCAGACCGAAAGCTTCGACGATTGGGTGGCGGGAGCCGAACATTTGTTCCGCGACCACATGGCGATGATTGGTGAAAACCCGGCCCAATGGGAAAAAACCAACATCCCCTACATGCGCCGGCTTTACGAGCATGGCGCGATGCAGATCACGACCGCCCGGTGCAATGGCCGAATGTTTGGGTATCTGATGACGGTTATTGGCGAAAAGTTTGATGCAATTGGGATTGTATCGTCCGAGCATACCACATTTTATGCTTCGCCTCTTTTTCCGGGCCTTGGTTTGAAATTGCAAAGGCAAGCTGCGCGGGTTCTCAAAGAGCGTGGTGTCAGTGAAATCCAAATGCGTGATGGATTGCGCGGAAATGGTGGTAGGATAAATGCCATTTACCGCCGCATGGGCGCGCAAGATTTTGGGCATCTTTACCGACTTGATTTGGCGGGGGTCCAGTAATGGGTATCGGTGCGGCAATCGGCATTGGGGCGCTTGGCAGCGCAGCGGCAATTGGCACTACAGCGGCTGTTGTCGGAATTGGATCTACAATTGCCAATTCAGTTATAGGTAGTAACGCGGCAGGCGATGCGGCGGCAGCGCAAACGCAGGCAGCAAACAATGCCACGCAAACGCAACTGCAAATGTATGACCGAACGCGCAATGATTTGTCGCCGTTTATGACGGGTGGCAATAATGCGTTTTCGCAACTCGCCAACATTTTTGGCTTTGGCGGTGGCGGCCAGCAAACAGGCATGACCAGCCAGCTTGGCGCGGCGGGATCGAACCCCAATGCCATGACGACAATCGACATTCCCGGCATTGGGCAAATCCAAGTCCCAGTTTCTGCGCTTGGTGGTACGCAACCCCAGCAAGGGACGACGGTAAACGCCAACAATACCGGGCAGCCCAACCCGCAATTGGCAACCCAACTGCTTACTCAAATGCCGGGTTATCAGTTCGGGCTTGGCCAAGGCATTCAAGCTCTCGACCGAAGCGCGGCATCGCGTGGCCTCACGCTGTCCGGCGCGCAGCTTAAAGATGCCCAAGCCTACGGCCAAGGTTATGCCCAGCAACAGGGCTGGCAGCCCTATGTGTCAGCACTTCAATCCGCAGCCTCGCTTGGCGAAAACGCTGCGGCGGGCGTGGGCAATGCGGGAGCGACGGCGGCGGCGAACGCGGCGCAATCTCAATTGCAAGCCGGCCAATCGCAAGCGGCGGGCATTGTGGGTTCAACAAATGCTTTGACCAGCGGATTGAGCCAACTCAGCAATAAATTTAGCAGCTATGGAACGCCGCTTTATGGTTCCGGTGGAATTGTTACGCCTACTAATGGTTTATATAACAGTGCAGGTTCAACGATTGCGGCAAATCCATCTATTTTCTGATGATTATAGGGAATTTAACATGAAAAAAATTAAAAGCATGAAATCTGGCGGTAAGCGCGGTGGCGGGCATATCAAATCGCTCAAACGCTCGACTGCGGCTGCAACGGCTTTTCCACAATCTCCAATGGCGTTCCCGCCGATGGGGATGCCAAGTGATCCAAGCATGGGTAGCACTAAACCTGCGGCTCCAGATCAGGGTATGCCATCGGCACCGGGCGGAATGCCTTCTCCCGGCGGCATGATGGGAGGCTAAGTCAATGGCTGGTTATGGCGGACAGTTCGTGGCTTTGAACGTGAATACGCCGTCCGAGAGCCAACTTGCGGCGGCGCAAGCCTCGACTGCCCAAACGCAGTCGCAGGTGGCGCGGGCGACTGCGCCGTTTGATGTTGAGTATAGCAAGCAGCGGACCATCGGCGCGCAGCAAACCAACCAAGACAATGCGATGACATTGACTGAAAAGCTGATGCACAATACGCTGATGGATAAGATTGTCGCGCAGCGAACTGGGCAATCGTCGCCATTGGCCGCTGCGGAATCTGCGTACCAACCAACTGCTCCGGCCACCAGTCAAAATACGCTTCTTGATCCACGCGTCGAGGAGGTAATGAGATCCGTTGATCCCAGCGACCCGGCGCAAGCGGCTGTATGGGATGCGAAAATGCTGGAACTTTCCAAAGAGGTTCCGCAAGCAGCGCAGTTTATTGGGCATGGCGACAAGGCCAAGGAATACCGCGAGGCCGCTGCATCGCATGGTGTTCAGTCGATTGTAAACAATCCCAGCCCCTTGGCGCAAGCCCCAGCTGCCGTTTCGCCGCTTGCCGCGCTTGGCCAAACGACAAGCCCTGATCGGGAAGTTTATGTGTCGCCGGTTACCGGCAAGCCAATTCCTGCCATGACCGAATTTGCCATTCGCTATCCCAAGGAAGCCGCTGAGGCTATCGCAAATGATGGGATGATGGCTTATAACAAAACGGGCAATCCCGTTTACCTTAAGCGCTATGCGCCAACCATTTATGAAAAACTGGCAACCGCAGAAAACACGCTTAGTGATGCTCAAAAAACCGCTCTTGTGACCCAGCAAAGCACTATGGGATCGCTTGGGCAAAACGTCCTGACGCAGATCGCGCAGTATGGCGCTAATTCCCCAGAAGCTGTTGCAGCTTTGCGCGAATCTTTGGCCATCGTCGTCAACCATAAGTGGATGGCACCGCTTGTCGCCCAAGATTTACTGTCTCGACCAATCGACCAGATGACTATGTCGAAGATCATTGGATGGACTGTACAAGCCCAAACCGTCTCGCAATATATGGATAATAGCGGCCAAAAAGCGGCAAACGAGGCCAAAGCTCGCGCTCCGTATACGCATTCATATTCGCCAGTTGGTAACCTCCCAAGTGGAAATCTTGGCCTTCTTAATAGTCAAACTGGGGAGGTCGCCGATAGCGGTGTAGCCGTTAGTAAGCAAAGTGCCGGCGCGATAACGCTTGAAACCAAAATAGCTGGCGCAAAAGCCGCCGGCTACAACGATAAGGAAGCCTATGATATTGCCGTCGGCATCAAGCCAATGGCTCCTGACCGGCAGGTTGTGGCGGCGCGGGGGATGGCTATCCATCAACAAGACCTCGCCAGCATAAACAATCCCGGCCAGCCGTTTGATATTGAGGCTGCGTATCGGAGCAACTTGGCCACAATTCAAAATGCGGGCGCTCCAGATCAAGGCGGTTCACCATCTAATAAAGGCGGAAACCACACTCAAGCACAACGTCAAGCTTATGCTCAATATGCCGCATCAAAATCACCTTTCGGGTCTGCCGATAAACCTTATATTGTTAGCACAGTGCAGCAAGCACTTTCCCTCCCTCAAGGTTCATGGTTTATTGCGCCTGATGGCAGGAAGCTGCAAAACAAGGCTCGTCACTAATGAGCGATTGGGATCAATTCGTATCCGCTGATAGCGGGGATATTCCTATTGATGACGCAACGGAATGGACCCCGCCGCCGATCCCGACTGGCGTTGGCACTGGAACCCCGCTCAAAGGGCAAGGCGATCCTAAAGACAACCCGTTTTACCAAGCCGCGACAGGCGATTGGGGGCGTGGAGAACAGCCTTCGGGTGGCGCACAAGGCTTTGCCCCGTCGTTTGCAGGCAAGATAGACTACAGCGCCGCTGCGCCCAAATATGCCAATGCTTTTCAGGATGTCGGGTTTTCGGGTAACGTCATTGCTGGCCTGATGGGTAACGGCTTTGCGGAAAGCGGTTTTGATCCACATGCAAAAGGCGATGGCGGTGCTGCGCGTGGTGTGTTCCAGTGGCACCCAGATCGCGCCGCTGAATTTCAAAAAATGATGGGTATTGATGTGTCGCAAGCCACACCGATGCAGGTCGCGTTGTTTACAAAATATGAGATCGACCGTTTGCCGGCGGCAAAACGCGCTGCAATTTTGAACGCGCCAACACCTGCCGCCGCTGCCGTCGCAATTGACCAGCATTTTGAGCGCTCGAAAGGTCTAGCCCGAGGCAAGCGCATGGCAGCCGCAAATGCTTGGGCTGCTGCGCATGGTGGGAAAGTCGATGATGACTGGTCGCAATTCGCGCCCGCCAAAGATGCCCCCAAATCATCATCTGATCCTTGGGCGCAATTCGCGCCCGCCGCTGCCGCTCCGGCCAAGCCAAAGGGCTGGTGGGGAACTTTGGGCGATTATGGGACTGAATTGGGGTCGGCCCTTTACCAAGCTGGCGCTGGTGCGTCTCAAGTTGTCGGTACGGTTATAGATTCGCTAACTGGTACACCAGCCCTATCAGAAGGCTACACCCTTCTTGCGGAGAATTTGAAAAACAAAGCAAAAGAGACGGCATTAAAAAACCCTACCCTTGGGCAAGAAATTATGCACGGCGCAATTGGCTCCGTGCCTTTGCTCATAAATCCAATAATAGGTGCAAAAGTCGCAGCGGGTGATAGCTATGATGCTCATTATGAAGCTGCCATTCAGGCGCAAATGCAAGCCCCCAACGAACAGGCATATTGGGATACTTTTCACAAAGGTAAAAACCAAGGCATGTCAGATGAGGCGGCTCTAGCATTCGCAACCAAAGTGGCAGAAGCAGCACCCAAAAGGCAACCAAGTGCCAAAGAAATAGAAAAAGCTCAAATTATAGCGTCGGAAGGTGCGGTTGTTTCCGGCGCGGCTATGTTGATTCCGGGCGAAAAGATTGTTGGCGGGATCATTGGTAAAAGCCTTGGCAAGGCTGGTATGCAAATTGCTGAAAAAGGGTTGGCTAGAGTTGGCGTGAATGCGGCCTCTCGCATAGGTGGAAACGCCGCTATCGGTGGCGCTATGACTTTAGGTGATAATGCGGTCGCCCAGCAATATGACCCTAATCGACCACTTTTTCATGATGTTGGTAAGCAGGCGCTAATTATGGCTGCCGGCGGCGAACTTTTGCATGGTGGCATTGCCCTTGGTAAAAAAGCTACAAGTATGGCGGCTGATGCAATCAGAAAACGTGCAGCCAAACCAGATCCATTGAATGAAACTAATGCCGGTGAGCCTGATTTTGCCAACATGAAACAGGCAAAAAAACCGAGTAAGCCGGCCAAAACCCCGTTTGAGATGCCGCCAACGGATGCAATCGAGAAATACCGCGACGACAACCGCCCCGTGGCCTCTGAGGCGCTGCAGGTGCGCGCTGCGGAGGCTGGGGTAGATCATGCCCCAGATGCGCCACATGACACCCTACTGGCCGATGTGATCGAACAAGAGGCCGATACTGGAGCGCCAAGCCATGCTGCAACCAACGAACATGAGGCCCAAGCTGAACAACTCCTCTCCCCCAACGACATCGTCGCCCTCAATGGCCACCTTGAGGTACTCTCTGGAGGAAAGCAAAGCGAGGGTAGCAGCGCTGGAAAGGTATCTGACGAAAGGGACGTTCGATCCGGCGCACAAGATGCGGCTGGAGAACGCGTTGCGAATCCAGAAGGTCGTGGTGCGGGAGCGCGAGAGGCTGCTGCGGCTGCATCACCTGAACTGAATGCGGCGAAGCTGGAGCGCACAGCAAGCGGAAAAGGCGTAACCCTAACTGGCGCAACGCCAGAGCAGATTGCCGCGATCAAGGACGCGCTACCTGACAATGCCAAGGTATCACCGGGCAAAGACGGCGCGCTTCTGTATTCGGCCAAGCATGAAGATTTAATCCGTGATGTACTGAACAAGCCGGCCACACCTCCCCCAGCGGGGGCGGCTGATGTTGTTGCGCATACCGAACAGCCCGCTCTTGCGCCCCATGAGCAAGCCGAACTTGCCGCGCTCAAGGACATAAACGCCACCGGCCAGTTGCATGACGACGCCGATGTCGAGCGTATGATGGACTTGGCAGCAAAAGAAAAAGCTGCGCCTGTGGCTGCCGGTGCCGCCGAGGCTGCGCAACCAGCCATTGATTATGATGCACTTGCGCGCCGCCGCGCCGAATTGCTTGGCCGGGATGTTTTGCCTTCCGATCATAAATTTGTGGATTACATTCGCAATAAAGATTTTTGGGCGCTGCGTGATATGCTGCGTCCAGACAACAAAAAGTCGCGGCTGATTTTTACCGAGGCAACTGGCATCAAGCTTCCTAGCGGCCTTGCTACGACACGTGAAGTTTTGCGTGAATGGGCTGGGATTACTAAAGACGAAGTGGCCAAAGCTGCGGCTGACCATGAAGCAGAAATTGAACGCGGAATTGCTGAACGCAATCGCAAATTTGCAATTTCGACTGCTGAAAATATGCGAGTCCGTGACAGTTCTGGTAATGAGATGAGCGCACGTGAATGGATTGATGCGCGCATTAACGATGGTTTTGATCGCCTTGTGAACAACAGCCGGGGGCCAGTGCCAAAATGGAATTTGGCCAATGATCTGGGCCAAGGTTTCCCAGTCAAAAAAGAATTGCTCGATTATGCCCGGATTGCCCTTGAAGGCATAAATCCGCGTCAAGCCACAGATGAACAGATGGCTGCGCATGAAGGCATTTCTCCCGATGACGTTCGAGCCAGCAATTATCTTTTCTTAAAAAATGCTGATCGACCAGAACGAGCTAAGGCTGATGGTGCTGAGGCTTTTGCGCGTGGTGAAGAACGCCGGCTGCCCAGCTATTTGCATGATATGGGTTCCGCTGTTGGGGAGGCGTGGTATCGTGGATGGGATCAAGCCAACTTAGCCAAGCCATTGCCTGATGCCGCCAAACCTACACCCGAAGCAGCGGCCACCTCAAAAGCAAAACCCATAGGCAAAAACCTAGAGGGCCATGATGTTTTTGAAGATGCTAATGGCGTTCGCTCTTATTCCCGCAATGGCATTCGCCATGAAGAAACGGTTAGCTTAGTCCCGACAAGGGATCAAGGCTATGTCGCCAGCGTAGATACTTCCAAACGCAGCGACCAATTTTTAACGGCAGAGGAAGCCGCTGCGCGCAAACCTACATGGGGATCGCAAAACAAGGGCGTGAGCATTGATCGCGCTGCCGAGGTGCGCCGGTTGCTCAAGGAGCGCATGAACCGTCTTAACGCGGGGATCGACCCTGAAACGCTGTTGCTGGGTTCCGAGCTGGCGGCTTTCCATATTGAGGCTGGCGCTCGTAAGTTTGCAGATTTTGCGCGGGCGATGATTGGCGATCTTGGGGAATCGTTTGAAAAACTGCGCCCCTTCCTTCGCCATTGGTATGATGGTGCAAGGCATGAGTTGGTTGATCGTGGTTTGCCAACCGCCGACATGGATAGCCCGGAGGTCATGGCGGCAGCGTTAAAAGATTTTGCGCAAGAAGCCGAACAAGCGCATAATGTCCCTAAGGAGACAGACAATGCTGGGGATGCAATATACCCGCCAAGCACTGGACCATTGGAAACAATGGTGTCCGAAAATGTACCAGAGCCTCAAGCAAACGGGGGAACTGAACCGACAGGCGCAATTGGCCAGCCGGACAGCAGCGAACCAAGTAGCGCAAATGATGCGACAGGGATTGTCGAGGGAGGACGCGGAGGAGTTCGTTCTTCCGCAACTGATAAACCTGCCACCGGAGCCAGAGGTGGAAGAAAGAATCAACCGCGAGTAAAAGGTGAGCCTGTCGCGGAAACTCCCGGCGAAGAAGTCATCGCTGCCAACAAGGTGATTGAGAACTCGACACCAATCAATGTGCCCGCTTCGGATTTTACGATCAGCGATGATGTGAAACTGGGCGAAGGCACCGAGGGTGTTAAATTTCAAGACAATCTCGACGCGATCAAGACGCTCAAGCGGCTGGAAACCGAAAACCGTCGGGCAAGCCCAGAGGAACAGCGCCAGCTTGCGCGCTATGTCGGCTGGGGTGGCTTGAAAAACGCTTTTCGTGTGGCTGGGGCCAAAGAGGGCGAAGGTGTTGCCAAAGGCTGGGAGAAGCGCGTTTCTGAGATTGAGGAATTGTTGACGCCTGACGAATTGAAAGCTGCGCGTAATTCTACGACCGCTGCGCACTATACCAGCAAAACCGTTGTCGATGCCATGTGGAAAGCTGCTCAAAAGCTTGGCTTCCGCGAAGGGGCGATCCTTGAGCCATCTATGGGAACTGGCAATTTTCTTGGCTTGATGCCTGAAAATTTGCGCGGTGGCAGCCGGACCTTTGGAGTCGAGTATGATGGCCTGACCGCCCGCATTGCCAAAAAGCTTTACCCAAATGCCGATGTTGTTCATTCGGGTTTCCAACAGCTTCCGCTGCCCAAAAATCAATTTGCTCTTGCAATTGGCAACCCACCCTTTGGCCGGGAAAGCCTTTATTTTCCGCACAACAGCGCGCTTAATGGCAAGTCGATCCACAATCAGTTTTTCCTTGGGTCGCTTGATGCGCTGGCACCGGGCGGGACTATGGCAATGGTGGTAAGCCATAATCTCATGGATGCGCTCGACCCAAGCGCCCGCAAAGAAATGGCGCGGCGCGGTAGATTTATCGGTGGCATTCGTCTGCCTGACACCGCATTCAAGGAAAATGCGCGAACGTCCGTTGTGACCGACATGCTATTTTTCAAAAAGCTGACGGAAGATGAACAAGCCGTAGCCGATGCTTCGATCAAAGTTATGGAGGGCGGCGAATACCCAAAGGGTCATGGACAGCCTGCGCCCTATGAAATTGACCGAGCGTTGCAAACTATGAACGAGTGGGTGCCTTCCAGTACCATTGACGATCCCGCCGGTTCTGGTGAGCGAATCAATGCTAACCCGTTTTTTGTAAGCCGCCCTTATATGGTTGTGGGCGACATTAACGCGACGGGCACTATGAACGCTCGCGCCGATCTGAATGTGACGCTGGCTGACCCTTCGCAGTTTGAAAGCTTGCTCGACCAAGCGGTTTCCAGATTGCCGGAAATTGCACCCGTTAATGGAATCGCCAAAAAAACTTTGCGGCATTATCAGGTCATGGCTGACGCTATGCGCCTTTCAGCCATGCGCGCTGAACCCGGCGCAATTGCAATCGACCTTGATAATAAGCTCAACATGGTGGTCGATTTTGATGCAGGTGAAATGGGCAAAGCGCTTATGCGCGAGATTCCCTTGACCGAAAACACCCCATTCCCCGCCGACTATAATTACACGATTGATGGCAAGTGGCAGCGCGCAACCAACACTTTGGGCGAGGATGGAAAACCGCTTAAAGTGGTCAAGGAAGGTGGAAAGGTCACTAACCGAAACCAAAAAGAACTTGTCACTTACCAAAATGAAAACGAAATTCCGCCCAAAGATCGCTGGGGCAAAGACCGTGTAGCGATTGTGCGTGACCTTTTGCCGGTGCGGGATGCCATCAAAAATCAAATTGTTTTGGAATCATCCGGTGCTACTGATGCGCAAATTGCCGCTGGTCGAAATTTGCTCAATGCTAAGTATGATGCTTTTGTAGCCAAACATGGCGCGCTTAATGACCGAAAAATAGCAAACCTTGCCGATGTAATGCCAGATGGTGGACTGCCTTTGGCAACTGAAAAATATGTTGATGGAAAATGGGTCAAGTCGGACATTATGAGCCGGCGCGTGACAACGCCGCCAAAATTTGCGGAACATGCTGAAAATGCCAATGATGCGATTTCAATTGCCTTATCTGAGTCTGGTCGAATTGACATTGAGCGTATTGCCAAACTGCTAGGGACCGATGTTCCGGGGGCCGAGCGTGCTTTGTCCGAAGGTGAGACGCCGAGGGCATTTTATGACCCAGAGACAAAACGCTGGGAGCCGCGTGATCTTTACCTGTCTGGCTTGGTCAAGCGCAAACTCAACATGGCCCGCGCCGCCGGCCTCGATGCCAATGCCAAAGCGCTTGAGAGCATTATTCCAGAAGATTTGACGCCCGATCGAATTACGCCGATTTTGGGCAGCAATTGGATTCCGCCAGACGTTTATGCTGATTTTCTAAAACACCTTGGCTACCATAACGCCCATGTCAGCTATTCGGAATTGACCAACGCTTTTACCGTTTACACCGACGGCAAGCCTGCTGCTGAGTGGGAAACGTCAGCCAATGCTCACAATGCTGATGCCATTGTTGACAAAATTCTTAACTCGAAGGGTTTGAAGGTAACATTCAAAGACGAAAACAAGAAAACGCATGTCGATGAGGTTGGCACCGCCGAGAGTGAGCAAAAAGGCGAGGAACTGGCCAGCGAATTTCAGGATTGGGCATTCAACAATGACGAGCGCCGGGATCGGTTGGTCAATATATTCAATGAAAAATTCAACAGCCGATTGCTGCGCCAGAGAGATGGTTCACACCTGCAGCTTTTTGGCAAAGTTCCTGACGCCGTAATCAAAATGCGCCGGCACCAGATGAACGGCATCTGGCGCGGGATTACTGATCCAGCCGTGCTGTATGACCATGTTGTGGGAGCTGGCAAAACCTTTACAGCCATTGCGCGCATTATGGAGCGGCGGCGCATGGGCATGTCGAATAAGCCGCTTGTAGTGGTGCCAAATCATCTAGTCGAGCAATGGGCAAAAGACGCGATCAAGCTTTACCCCGGCGCAAAGATTATGGCAGCGGGCAAAGCTGATTTTGAGCGCGCTAACCGACGGCGATTGTTTGCCCGGATTGCAGCCAGTGATTTTGACATGGCGATTATTGGGCATAGCTCATTCAATTTTATTGACCTCGACCGGGCAACCGAAGAACGGTACATCCAAGATGAACTGCAATCGGCACATGCTGCTGTCATAGAAGCAGAAAAAGCTGCGGCAGAAGCTGGCCAGTCTGGTTTTCGCAAACCTTTCGGTGTGGCCGAGGCTGAACGGCTGGTTAAAAAGCTGGAGGAACGGTTGGCGCGTTTACGTGGCGGCAACCGCGACCGCCTGCTATCGTTTGAGCAAATGGGAATTGACGACCTCACAATAGACGAGGCGCACGAATTTAAGAACCTCGCCTATTCCTCACGCCTGCAAGATATTCGCGGGATGGGCAATAAGACTGGTTCGCAGAAGGCTATGGACCTTCACTTGAAAATGAGGGCAATCCGCGAACGGCACAATACGTCCATCGCTTTCCTGACCGGCACCCCAATTAGCAATTCTGTTTCTGAAATGTACCTGCTTATGCGCAACCTTGTGCCGCAGGAATTGAAAGAAATGGGGTTGGAGAATTTTGACGCATGGCGCTCTATGTTTGTCAGCGCCGGAACCGAGTGGGAGCCAACAGAGGCGGGTGGCGTCAAAGAGGTCAATCGACTTGGCCGCAACTGGGCAAATATGCGCCCATTGATGGATTTGTGGTACTCGGTGGCTGATGCCGTTACGAATGACGACATTAAAGCAGCTTATGCCGAAGATAACCCCGGCAAAAAATATCCATTGCCTGATACCAATTCGCAACGCGCCAATGGCCGTGACCGTGAAGTTGCGGTTGTTCCACCTTCTCCGACCACGCAACGCATTCTGGAAGAGGTCGTGCGTGGGTTCGAAGAGCTGCCATTTGAAAAGGACCCCAAAGCTCGAAACATTGCTCGGTTGAAGCTTATGGACCGTGCGCGCAAAGTCTCGCTCGATCCTCGCGCTGTTGATCCAACCATAGATGTCGGGGACGAGCGCAGCAAACTGGCGACAATTGCAGACCGCGTTGCAGCCACATATAAGAAATGGAACTCAGATAAAGGCACCCAGATTATTTTTCTGGACCGATCTGTCCCTAAATCGAAAGGCGATGACAAAATAATTGCGGCCTATGATGCGGCCTATGGCAAGCTCATGGACGCGGTCAGCAAGGGCGACGAGGACGCAAAAGCTAAAGCTCTTGATGGTTTGGAAAAATTCAACCCGAACGAAATTGAAGCAATGCGGGTTGCGCAGGCCGGCGGGTGGAATGCTTATGATGAACTGAAAAAGCTACTCAAGGCGCAGGGCATCCCCGAAAGCGAAGTCGCTTATGTGCAAGAGGCCAATACCGATAAACAAAAATCTGATCTGTTTGGTAAAGTAAACCGTGGTGAAGTGCGCGTTCTTATTGGGTCAACGCAACGCATGGGGGCTGGTACGAATGTGCAAGAGCGCTTGGTTGCGCTCCACCACGGCGACACGACTTGGAAACCATCTGACATTGAGCAACGCGAAGGACGTATTGTTCGCCAAGGCAATTCTTTGCTGGCTAAATATGGCGACGATAAATTTGCCGTCGATGTGATCGCTTATGTGACAGAGCGCAGCATAGATGCAAAGATGTGGGACTTGAATGCCAAAAAGTTAAAGGCAATCAATGGCATCCGTAAATATGACGGTGCGGACACTATGGAATTTGATGATGCCGAAAGCGTCGGCATGGCTGAAATGGCGGCACTTGCGACCGGCAATCCGCTAATGATTCAGCGCGTCGAGTTGGATGGCGACATTAAAAAAATGCAGTTGCAACAACGCTCTTACAATAATCGCATCAACGCGCTGCGCAGCAAGATTGCCAGCAATGTGCGTCAAATGGCTAATGGTCCGCAGCGCGCCGATATGTACGCCCAGTTCGCGGATGTGCTGGAGGCGCAAAAAGCGCGAGTGCAAGCTAATTCCACACAGCGCATGGCTATGGTCGATGGCAAGCCCTACAACGATGTTCGGGCCGCAACTGATGCCGCGCAGGCTATTATAGCCAAGTTTCGCGCCAATGATCCAAAAGCGCGGTTTTCAATCGACATTGATGGCGAGAAAATTACTTCTGTCGATGGTGTGGATAATGCAATCCGAAACAAGCTGGGAACGCCAGATTTTGAGGGTTCGCTTGGCGACCAGCAATTTATTGACACCAATGATCTGGCCAAAGCCATTGGGGCAAAGGCGGTAGAGTCGAAAGGCAAAAAAGAATTTACGATCAGCGGCGTTAGCATTGATGGGATGCCCGCTGAGATTGATGTGGGTGAAAGTTTCGGCAAAGTCAGTGCGTCTATTTCGGTTCTTGATGCTCAAGGGCGCGAGGTGGCGCAATACAATACGCTGACAGATGCCTTTACGCCGTCCACAGCACGAGCGCTTATCAATAAAATTCGTGAGCAAATGGACCCAATCCGGTTTCGGTCGGCGGCAGCATACGAGCAACGAAAGGTTGAGGCGGCAGCGCAAGAGCAGGAAGGGCTTCAAGCGGAAGTCGCAAAGCCTTGGCCAAAAACTGATGAATTGGCAGCCAAGCGCGAGCAGCTGCAACAGGTCATCACCGAATTGTCTGGTGAGAAGCGAAGCGATGAGACGCAGGCCGAAGGTGATGCCAAGCAAAGCATTGCAGAACCGGGTAGCGAACAACTTTCTGCTTCTCATGCCGATATGCTCGACCGGCTGCGCGAGGTCGGTTTGGAGGGCAAAGTTGCGCTCAAGATCGTAAAGAGCCTTGGCGGGCCGGCTGGCGAGTTCCATCGCAACGTCATTACCATTGCAATGGATGGGCCGAGCGCAATGCACGCTTTGAACCATGAAGTTGTCCATGCGATGCGGGGTGCTTTCACCGATGCGGAATGGCGCGCACTGTCGCGGGTGGCGACTGGAGATGCTCGGTTGATGGCCAGCATCAAGAAGCGATATTTTGAATTGTCTGGCGAAGATCAGGTCGAGGAAGCGGTGTCCGATCTGTTTGCTCGATTTGCAACAGGTGAGCGCCAGCCCGCCGGCCTACTCCTAAAGGCGTGGGAGCGGATCAAGGCTATCTTTGAGGCCATCGGCAATGCGCTGCGCGGCAACGGTTTCCGCACCGCAAAGGACGTAATGCGCGCCATGTCGAGCGGGGAGATTGCCTCGCGTATGAATGACATGACCGAGGCTGGGGCTTTGGACGCCAGTTTTGCCCGCCAGAGCCGCGTGGAGCGCGACGACAAGGAAGCCCCTCGCACCGGTCCCGGCGGGATCATTACCAACATCCTTGGCCGTGGCGTGGATAATGTGGGGCATAAGCTAGCCGAGGCAGCCCGCAAGGCGCTGCCTGATCCAGTGCAAACCGCTTTGCATGAAGTGCGGATGGGGCTTGACCCTATTGCGGAGGGTTCCGACCGGGCGCAAGGTGTGGCCAAAGATTTTGCCAATGCCAAGCGCTTAGCTGCATATCAGTGGGGTAAGCTTGACGAATGGCTGGTCAAAAACTTTGATGCGGAATCCCGCCGCCGGATGTGGGAAGCTGCGGACGAGCAGGGCGTAATTTTACGCCGAGGCGATCAGCCGGGACCGAATGAAGGGCTAAACCGTTTGACGGATAAAGAGCGTGATACCGTTCTTGAACTCCAGCGCCGAGCTGATGCCAGTTTTAAGGCTGCCCAAGATTTAGGCATGGTAACGGGTGAAGGTCTGGAATCCTATGTCCCGCGCATGATTATTGAAATGACTGCCAGTGGGCCAAAGGTGATTTCCAAAACCACTTCGAAACAGGAAAGGCGCGGTGGCAAAATTTCGACCACAACCGGCCAGCTTCGCCAGCGCAAATATGAAACGGTAGAGGAGACGGAGGCCGCAGCCCGCGCCGCCTTTGGGAATGGCGTAGAGGTTGTGCGCGATATTAGGACACTTGGTGTTGCGACGCAGCGCCTCGACCAAGCCATTGCGGGGCGTACCCTTGTTGAAAATATCAAAACTATGAGCAAAGACACCGGCGATGTGCTGGTGGAAGAAGGTTCCACGAGCAACCCGCAGTCGTTCTTTACGATGCCCGATGAGCCAGCACTGCAAACATGGGGTGTGAAATTTGTTGAGGACGCGGAGACGGGCAAGGTTGTTCCAGCGCTCGATCAGAATGGCGATATGATGCCTTTGTGGATCAGCAAAGAGTTTGAAGGGCCATTGAAGGCTGTGCTGACCGGGCCGAGCAGCGGAATTGTTCGCGCCATCATGGACATTAAAGCCAAGCAGATGAGCATCATCATGTATAACCCGGTGATGCACAACGCGGTGATCTGGGGCAAAGCTATTCCAGCCGATCCACTGGGTGTCCTGTTGCTCTATCGCTATTTTGCCGGCAACAAGGTCCGTAATGACCCCGCGCAGATGAGCCAAGCGATTAAAGATGGCATGGACCCTATTGGGGGTCGCTATTTCAATCAGGACATTGCCGGTATTGCTTCTGCGGAAGGGCAGGGGATAAAGGCCGGTCAATCGTGGACCTCGCAAATTCTCGGCAAGGGTGTTGATTTGTTTTCGCCCACGGCTGGCGAGGCTACGCGCCGCGCCATCGACAAGTTTGGCGACGTTTGGCACAATACGCTTTTGTGGGATCGTATTGCAGATTTGCAGGCAGGCCTTTACGCTCACTTGCGCGAGAAGGGAATTAAGGCTGGCCTCGACCCGGTAACGGCTGGCCGAGAGGCGGCACATTTTGCCAACCGCTATGCGGGCGCATTGCCGATGGAGGCGATGTCTCAAATGGCGCGGACCACAGCAAACCTTCTGCTATTCTCGCGTTCGTTTACTTTGGGTAATATGGCCGCAGCAAAGGATGTTATCGGCGGTTTGCCGTCGGATGTGAAAGCACAAATTTTGCGTGATGCTGGCCCCCTGATGCTGGACAAAGCGCAAGGGCGTACCCGTCTTAAAGCGGCAAGTATGCTCCTGATAGAATCGGCATTTTCGACAGTGAGTTTGGTGCTTGCGGCCCATCTTGCTGCATGGCTGGCCGGTCAAATTTACCAAGCTCCAAGCGACAATGAAAAAGGAAAAGAAGGAAGATTCCTCATTCGCTATGATGAAAACGGCACAGCGATCTATGGCCGGCTGCCAACAGGTAAAGTGAACGAGGATCAAATCGGCTGGGTTACGCAGCCACGCGATATAATGCTGCGAAAACTAAGCTTTTTGGGTAAATTGATGTACGAGGTTGCAGCTAATGATCGCGGGTTTGGGCACAAGATTATCGGGCCAGATGACAAGGGGATTTATGGCTATGGGGCTGTGATAGGCAGGCTTGGTTACGATGTAATAATTGGTACGTTGCCGATGAGCCAATACGATGCGGTCAACGACTATTTCCACGGCACCGGAGACAAGAAAAGCGCAGCACTTGCCGCGATGCTACCTTTGGCTGGCATAACAATTAGTCCCGGCGCACCCGGCGGTCCCGGCATGGCTGACATTTACAATGCCAAGGAATCGCAGCGGTTTAGGTTTGATGAGGCTAAAGCTGAAATTGGAAAAATGATAAAGCGAGGCGATGTTGCTGGAGCGCGGCAAAAAATGAACGAGTTGAAAGTCGCACCTTCTTTGCAATCCTACATTATTCGGACGACACTAAACCCGTCGTTCCGCATGAATGGAAAGCAAGTTCGAGATTTTATGCGGATTGCTACACCTGAACAGGTCGAGAAGTTTCGGGCAGATCAAGCCGCGATGGCCAAAAGGAAAGCACAGCAATAGGGCCGTTCTCATTTCCGTTTTGCTGTGGTAGAGAGTGTTTGAAAGCGCCAGTCACGCGCCCCAAATTGATTGGAGAACGCCGTGACTGGCTCGCGCTACGGAAACCCATACGGCTATGCTTACACGCCCAGCGGCGCTCCCATTCCCGGCGCGTTGCTGAATTTTTATGTCAGCGGCACCAGCACGAGAGCGCCAACCTATTCGGATGTGGCGCTTACCGTGACAAACTCGAACCCCGTTGTCGCGGATGATTCGGGGACGTTTCCTGATATTTTCCTTGTTTCCGGCAAGTCGTACAAGGTTGTTCAAACCTATCCGCCAGAAGGGGTGTTGCCGCCGGTTGAGGTTTGGGCTGCTGATCCTGTCTTTGGCGCATATGAGAGCGCGCCGGCTGCGTTTGTTGGCCTGTTTACAAGTCTCAACGGCACCGCAATGCCTGCGGGCGCAACTGCGGTTATCACTTCCGGCTTTTCGGTTGAGGGCATTGGCAGCGCTCGATACACGCTGTCTGCAAATCCTTCGGCGCTACCCGCGATTGGGCAAGGCAAGTGGTGGTTCTATGATGCCGCTGGCAACAAATGGGCGATCAATGTTGTCGATCCGATTGTCGATATGTTTGGGGCATTCCCTGATGGCGTGACGAACAGCACTACCGGCATTGAAAATATGTGGCAGTATTGCCGGCTTGGTGCGGCATGGCTTGCGCCGATCAATGGGCCAAGCGGCGTTATCTTGCCATCTATGAACCTGCAATTGGGTGCGGGTAGCTACATTTATTCCGGCACCGGGCTTCTGAACGACAACAGCAACGGCGGCACCACTAGCGCGCCGGTCAACGTCTGCGGCATTGGGCGCGACCAGACACGCCTGACGATCACAAGCGCTTGCCATTTCATTACAGCCAACGCCGCCCGATCCGCCTATGTTCACGACCTAGAAGTGATCGGCGGGTGGTCGTTTATTTATTGGAACAGCACCAACGGCCTTGTGACTGCCTCCAAACCGATCTTTGAGCGGTGCAATTTTGTCGGCTATTCCAAGTTTGCGATTGGTTCAGACTCTACAGATCACCCCGGTTTACAGGTTGAGGAATGCAATTTCGACGGCACCCCGACGACTGGGACCGTGGGGGCAGGTGGGACCGGGGCAACATTTGGCATCGCGTGGTGCGGATATTGCGATGAGGTGACCGGCCAAAACAACATTTTTGGTGGAAACGCAATTGATGTGAAATTGGGCGGCGTCAACGGCGTCAGCGGAAGTTTCCGGCTGTCGCGCAACGGCTTCTTTAGCGGATCATATGTGACTGGCACATCCAATCGGATTGCTGCGATCTGGATCGTTGCGCGCACTGGGTCCGACAACAGTGGCTATGGCGGCGTCATTGAGCAAAACAAGTTTGGCAACGAGCAACGCGCCGCCCATGGTGAGGGCAATACGCCGCGCATTCTCTTTGCGTTGCCAGACACCAGTGCGACAAATCCTGTCGATCAATTGCCTTCTTCGTCGCTCATCAATGGCTACGTTATGGGGGTCAACATTTCGGGCAACACAATCGCGGGGTCGTCGGGTGAGTCTGCGGGCATTATTCGCTCTTACGTTACCAGCGTGGCATTCAATTTCTTTGCGTCAAACATTATCACCGGCACCTATCCGGCCTATTACATGGAGTATGGGTCTGCGGTGCAAACTGCCGGCCTATTTTCCGCAAACAATGCCTTTGTGCCGTATATTGAGCCTGTGTCGCCCGCGTTCAACAACGACAGCGGGGGCGGTCTGCCATTCTGCAACATTATCACCTTTGTCACGCCTTTGGATTTTGCCGCCGAAGCACAAGACAATACCCGCACGGTGCTGCTTGGTGCCAAAGATTGCGGATACCGACTTCTCGCGGCATCTTCGGGCATCGGGGCCGCTATAAGCGGCGGCTCGTCCACAACCGTCGTGGATGCCCGAGGCATGATGACGGCGCGGCAGTTCGTTGGGTCTAGCAAATATGATAACGTCTATATCAGCAATGTTTCGGGCTATGACGCGAATTTTCCGTTGTGGGCCGAAATCGAAATCCGCGCCGCTACATCCCGATCCCTGTCTTTGGTCCAACTTGACCTTGACCGATACAGTTCATATGCAGCCGGCGACCGCAGGCCGATCAAACTTGGTTCGACATGGCGCACGGTGACTGTCCCCGTCAATTTCAGAGCCACGACCGGCAATCTGTCGATTGCTGTGCAGTCATCTCCGCTAGATTTTTCGGCTGGCGTCCGTGACACCTTTCAAATCGGTAACATCCGGGTTTACCAGTCGCAAACGCCGCATGATGGCATTATCTCGCTCGGCTATTATGACCCTGCCGACGCGACTTATAGCTACCCTACGGGGATGCCCGACAAGGTGGTATATGTCACCAATCTGACGGCGCAGCGCGATCTGGTGCTGCTCAACGCCAACCGCCTGCCTGGTGATCTGGTGAGAGTGGTCCGCGCTGATGCGGGGGCGTTTAATGTGCTGGTCAAGCCGGGATCTGGTGGCGCTGGCGCTATTGCCACTCTGGCTGCGGGCCAGCAAGCAATTTTCATGTTTACCATAGCTGGCGCTTGGATACGGATTGAAAGCGGTGTCATTTAATTTTTTAGAGGCGTGGTTCTATGAGTGAAGTTTCTGAAATTAGCAGCGTCGTCAGTGCAGGTGTGGGTGTGGCTGGCGCACTTGGCACAGCAATTTCATTTTTGTGGGCTAGGGTGGAACTTACCAACAAACGCACAAAACAGGCGCTTAAAAAATGCGAAGATCGTGAAAATGAAGGCCGAATTCGTCATCATCAACAATTAACTGTGATTGAATTGCTTTGGCAAGAAATTAAAAGGATCGCGCCGGAAGCTGATGTGTTAAAGCGGGCGCGCAAACTTCTTGATGCCATGCGGCACGAAGAAGGTGTAAATCAGTCGCGCAGCCCGCTGGATGGGCCTGATTGAAGGAGTAAACGAAATGGACCAGACTATTGCAAGTGGTGATGATCCTGCCGCTGCCCAAGCAGATATTGCACAGGTTATTCAGCCTAGCGCTCTTGCCGCAAGTGCGCAAAACAACGCTTTGCCCATAACAGATTTTACCAGTCAGCCCCCCCCAGCATCGACTCCAACATCTCTTACCGGCAACCCAGTGATCGACACGGCAATCCGGTCGCTGATTATGATTCTGGGCAGCACCATTTCCACAACCCTCATCAGCTACATGGCAAAATATGGCATCACCAATGACACGGTAACGTCTCAAGTCTCGATATTGGTAGGAACTATCCTTAGCACCATAGCTGCGGTCGCCGCTGCCGTGTGGAGTATGAATGCCAAGCATTCATCGGTTACCGCCCTTGTCGATAATGCCATTGTCGCGGCCTTGACTGGGCAGGTTCCCGATGCCGTGAAAGCTATGGCTAATTCAAGCCAGAAAATTGCTATCCACATGGCTGGTAAATAGGAGAAGTCCATTGAAACGCATTATTGCCGCCATCGCGCTTTGCTCATCCGTTCCTTTGGGGGGATGCGCCCTTTTTACCCCCAGCCATATTGCAAACACAGCGGCCAGCGCTGCGGATGCTGTCGGCGTCCCTGCTCCAGCGATAATTGCCAATCGTACTGTTCTTGACGAACATGCGCTGACAGCCTTGGAACTGGCGTACAAAGCTGAACGATTAGCGCTTGAGACGGCTGTTGATGCGGGCCTGCTCAAAGGTGGCAATGCTACGACCGCATCAACCCTCGATAACAGGGCATATGGCGCGTTGAGCGCAGCTCGTGCTGCATATAGTGCCGGGAATGCCGCAACGTACTCGGCGGCGCTTACGCAGGCAAAATTGGCTATCAGCCAAGCTCTTGCAGCTATCAAATAAAGGTGACAACCATGAACCTCACATTTCTTCTCAATCTCTTGAAAGTGGTCGGCTCGACCATTTCCCAAGCTCCGCAGTTTATCGCGCTTTATCATGAGGCTGTCGCTACGCTGCATCCGGCAGATCAAGCCACCGCCAAAGCGGCGCTTGCAGATATTCAGGCCGCGAATGATGCAGGACACGCAGCGCTGCAAGCCAAACTGGCAGCCGCCGCCAAATTCTAAAAAAAGGCCCGGTGTTGAAACCGGGCCTCAAAGGTGGGGAGAGAATAGCACCGCCAAGTGCCAATACGCTCTATAGCAAGCTATCCTTAGCCAGTCTAGTAGAGAGCTTGCTTTAGATCGTCGGAAGCAACGCCAATAGCGCCGCAAAGTGCAGAGGCAGTTTCTTGCCGCAGCCGATAAGCGTCTGACCACAGCGTCATGTATTCCTGACTGGCCTTCTTGGCCAATTCGACCGACTGGTTATTGCCAAGCCGCTCTTCAATTTTGACACCAATTTCCAAATCATAGCGCTTTGCCCTTGCAGCATCGAATGCGCGACAGGCGGCGTTGAATGTTTCAGCTTCGGGTATCATTGGTGCTTTCCTTCACTGGTAGGCAGGCTTGCGGCCCATGCCTCGGCATCGGCGCGGGCAATGCGCGTTGCGGTGCCAAACTTGCGCAGCTTAAGCGGGCTATCAGGCTTCGCCGCCTCGCGGTAAAAGCTGGTGCGGCCAATCGAATATAATTCCAAAAATTTTTCTACAGTCATAAGTTCAGGTATCATTGGTATTCTCCTTGGTTTTACTGATCAAAAAGGAATTGAATCTGAATCGTCCAGATCATCACCAAACCCGCCATGCGCGCCGGGGGAAGGCTCTTGCGCCCGGTTGGATGAGTTATCACGATTGCCGCCGGTTGAACTGCCTTGCGGACTATCAAGCATGGTCAAGGTTCCATTAAACGGGCGCAGGACGATTTCGGTTGTGTAACGGTCGTTGCCCTGCTGATCTTGCCATTTGCGAGTTTGAAGCTGGCCCTCAATATAGACCTTGCTGCCTTTTTTGAGGTAGCGCTCGGCTACGCCAATCAGCCCATCATTGGAAATGCTGACACTGTGCCATTCAGTTTTTGTTTTGCGCTCACCGCTAGATTTTTCCTTCCAGCTTTCAGAAGTCGCAATCCGCAAGTTGCAAATCCTGCCGCCATTGGCAAAAGACTTAACCTCCGGGTCTGCGCCCAGCGCGCCGATAAGTATGACTTTGTTCACTGATGCAGCCAAAGTGGCCTCCTATTATTTGGTTGAACGCATTGCGGTAACAGTGGCGATCACATCTTCGACGCGCTCCCACTTTTCGATTTGTGAGTACGGGATTTCGTCAAGGCTAAACTCCTCCTCCAGATCTACTGGGATTGTAAACTCCTTGGTGACAGAGCAAAGCCCCAACTCCGAAAGGAATGCGTTGGCGTCCACCATGTGCTTGCGCTCAATGCTAACGCGCCGAGTAATGACGGAAATCACTTGGCTTTCTATGGCAATCATACGGCCTCCATAGGATAATCACCATCTCGCTCCAATCGCTTGCGGCAAGGTGCGATCCAGTCGAAAAATGTGCCGTCATCATTGTCGCCGGCAAACCAGACAAGCCACGCATAGGCGGTCGCAGTTGATCCTTCCGGCGCAAGCCGCCCCTTATGCATCACAACGCGCTCGGTGAATTGAAGGACAAAATTCGGCGGTTTGACCGAAAATAACCGAGCATAGCGCCCCTGCCCCTCAAGAAATGCGGCGCGGACAATCATCGCCACGCCATGATCACTTGATGCCAGCGCCCGCTCAATAAATTGTTCAGCCAGCTTGAACGGTGGGTTGGTTATGGTCCACGAAACCGTATCAGGAACATTGCCCCACAGATAATCCCGCACTGGGAAACCAGCGCCATAATCGTGAACGTCCGATGCCTCGACGGTGCCAAAATACTCGCGCAACGGCTTAACCATATGACCACGATTGGCAGCAGGCTCTCGACAGGTAGAGAAACCACGGACAGCGCCAAAGCCGTCCATCCGCTCAAGCAACGCCCTCGTAGCCCAAGGCGGAGTAGGGAAATCGTCCAAACTATCGTGCGGCTCGGTGCGTTGCTGCATCACGGCGCTGGATCGGTTCTGGCTCATATCACTTCATATCCCTTAATCGCCGCCGGATGGTTCTTGATCGCCCAGTTGCAGCCATATTGCCCATCCGCCGGCCAGCCAGACGCTTCTTTGCCAACGGTTGTGTAACCGCCCTCAAGAATAACGTGGACGCGCTTGCCCTTTGCCATGCCGGGAAGGCGACCGGGGTTCTTAAACCATGCCATCATCCTGCCCTTTGCTTTGATTCTTCCATGAGTACCTGCGGCTCGACACCGAGCGCCTTTGCCAGAACCGCTGCCGCATCATCCACATATTCGGCGCGCTGATGTTCAGGCATATTGGCAAAAGATATGCTCGGATATTCGTAGTCGATAACCTCGCCAGTTTTACGCGAGACAACCGGCTTGGCATGGCCGCTCTTTCGCAAGAGCCATTTGTGAAGCATTCTGGTCGTCATGCCGCCCTCAAATGCGTCACTGATGTTTTCGAGAACAATCTTGAGCATTACCCAGTACCAGCCCATGCGCTTGATGTTGCCTTGGGTGCGCTTAATCTCGACGCGAACCATTGAACCATCGGTCAACGCTTTCAGCGCATCGCTGGCAGCTCCGTTCAATGGGCGCAGGTTCCCCAGCGTCACCTTGAACAACAAAGGCTCAACATCATCGGCCATTGCTATTCCTCTGACCGATATTTTGCGACCAGCGCCGCAAGTTCATCGTTAAACTGATCCACAGCATCGGATAAACGCTTGATATATTCTTCGTCGCGGTATGCCCGCTTGATGAACGGCGGCATTTTGGGCCAATAGCAGATCAGGTCCACCCATTCGCGTTCTGCTACCCAAAGCTGCCCTTGGCATTGGGCGCGGTGGTCGGATGGGAATTCGCCAGATTCGAGAACGCCGATCATCAAATGCGGGAGTTTAGTTTTAATTTCCAGCATCCCATTTAAGCCAATCAGGCTATCAGGGGAACAGCCCTTGGGGCCATTGGTGATAAAACCGACTTGATCGACCTCGGTATTGGTGAAGAACGCATAATACAGCCGCGCCTCATCCTCCATCGAATGACCGCGCTCCATATGGTGATTGGAAAAACTGTCCATAGGTTCATCGGTGATGATTTCACCGGCCAATTTGTAGAGGTAGGTACGCCGAGTCAAACTTTCGCCGCCACCCTTCCCCTTGGCCAGAATAGTGCCAAACATAGAAGCGGTAGGAAGCCCGCGCCGAACAGCAAACCATTCTGGTGTCCCCTGCTCCATATCATGCACAATCACTTTGCGGCATCCTTGGCTTTAGCCTTCAAAGAACGCTTGGCGCTCTCAAAATGGCTGGCCGGCAAATCCGAAAGGCAATCTTCTGGCCCTATGGCTTTTTTGGCGACGAGATAGTCGAGAAACTTTCCGCCGTCGGTCTGGGTGTCACTGATAAGCTTTTGCAGTTCGTCATATTGCGCAACCGATATGGGGTGATCTTCACCAGCCTTGCGCCCATCGTCATCCTCGCCAGTCGAGGTGATATTCAAAAGGGCAAAGGCGGTGTACCGCTTGCCGTAGCTGGTGGACGAGCCAACCGCCTGTACCGCGTTTTTGCTCCCGCTGGTGTCTGTGGGGAGGGATAGCGTGGTTTCCTCGCTATGGCCCGCCTGATGCGAAAGAATGCCGGTGACGCTGATCTGATCAGAAGTCCGCTCGACGCGAAACCGCAAGGCAAAGCCATACTTGCCCAAAAGCGGGCGGATTGCCTCATTCACATCTTCCCACAAAGCATAGGTAGATTGTACTTTTTCATCACGACCCTTAATGCCGCCGCGCTCCCTGATGACTGGCAGCAAGGGCTGTAGAGATGCAAGGGCAGAATTAAAAGCGATGACAGCCTCGCGGTCCTGAACACGCTCCTGCAAAGCAATCAGTCGCTCCATCTTGTCGAGGTCAACGCTTGGATCGCGGGCGGCGCGGGCGATCACATCGAGCAGGTTTGCCGGCTGATCCTGAACAATCATTTCAGTCGGTTCTCTGACGGTCAATTCGGTCATAACAATTCCTTTATACTGGGCTTATCCTCGCCCCCGCCAGACAGGGTCAGTGAACTGGCGGAGGTCCGGTAAGGCCAGCGCTTCTCAATAAACGCCGGCCTCGGCCACAGGCAGGATGGGGGTGGGATGGCCCTGCCTGCGGTTTGCAATTTCAGAAAATGCACCCTCAACAATATGCGGGTGCGGCTTCCATTGCCCATGCCGCTCATCACCCAGCCACAAGGCAAGGATTGCTTTTGGGTTTGGCGTTGCCTCAATGTGAAATTTAGGAATGCCCATATAAACTCCTTGGCGGTATCGCCGTTTTCTCGGCTTAATCATTACCATTCCATAACTTCGCATGAGGCGCAACAGGAAAAGTAAAAATGCAAAAACAAAACTTCGCCTATTGCGTCGATCTCCCGCAATGTGTACGCTCTTGCGAGATAATTCCGCCAAAAAGGGCTAGATATGCGAACAACCTATAAGCGCCGCCTGTATGAAAAGCTTGACCCTGAAGCGCCGGCAAACATCGTTATTGCCAAGCTGGGGGGATTGAACGCGGTGCGGCGCGAGACTGGGCTTGCGCCCTCAACAATCTGGGGTTGGCAGAAGCGCGGTATCATCCCGCACCCGCGCATTCCTATGTTAAAGGATGTTGCCCGCCGGCTCAAGGTCAAGATCAAGGACGGCGATTTTTTGCCAAAGGCTTTTGTGGAGCCTGTCGAACAACCAATCCCCGCCGAGGGTATCGGCCAACCAAAGGACTGACCATGATTGAAGATGAAGCATCGAATGTTGCTGTGGAAGAGGCTGCAAGCGCCCCAGTTGAACCTGCCGCCGAATCGCCAGCCGAACCCGCCGTCGAGATTGCGCCTGAATTGCCAAACGATCCCGGCGCAGTTTCACCGGCTGATGCAGAGCCAGTCGAGCTTGCTGATTTTGATGTGGTGGACGGCAAGTTTATCGTTGCCCTGACTGACGAGCAAATTGCTGAATTGGCTCACGCAGCCATGATCGCTTATGGCCAGATCGCTGGTGACACTTCAATTCCGACATGGGGTTTTCTCGCGACTGATGTACAACAATCGGCAATTGATTTTGTTGTTTCGCGCCGCACTTCGCGTGACTGTGATTGCACCGTTGAAGACAGAATGCCTCACCGCATCTTCTATGCGGTCGTTGATGCCTGCCTCTGATTTCCCAAGAGGGCCGAGTTAACGCTCGGCCCCGATGATGAAATTAGAAGGGTTGCCTATATGATAAATGTAAATTGGTTGCGGAATGCCGCCCTAGAGCTACAGGCAATGAATGATCCTGATTCCCATACCTATTATTGTTTATATTTGAATACGGATTCATTCATCCTGCAAGGAAAACGACTTCCGGGAGATCGCAAGGTTTGCGTCGGCTTTGTCGAGGTCGATGGCGCTAAGGAAAACCCATTCCCCAAAGCCATTGTCGATCTCAAGCATCTGATGCAGGGGTTGATTGGATAATCCAGTAAGACGAAGGAGAATGAAAATGACAACAAACACTGACGACCGCCTGCGCCTTCTCATCGAGCGTGTGGAGCGTTTGGAAGAGGAGAAGAAGGGCATCGCTGATGATATTCGCGATGTCTATGCCGAGGCCAAGGCGGTGGGGTATGATGCCAAGATCATGCGCAAGGTCGTGGCTTTGCGCAAGATGACGCCGGATGATCGCGCAGAAGTAGCCGCTCTTTTGGAAACTTATGGATCAGCATTGGGTATGGACCTGCAAGGCTCACTGGCTTTCTAATGGCTAAGTTTTTTGCCCGCAAGACGGTGTGCCTGCATGGGCATAACCACGCCAGCAAGGCCGAGGCTGATCGTTGCGTCGCTCTGCACCACATGGAGGCTGGGGGAAAGATCAGCGGCTTGATGGTCGAGCCAAGGTTTGTTTTCATCGTTAATGGCCGGCACCTGAAAATGCGCAATGGCCAGTTCATGCGGTACACGGCTGACTTTGCCTATCAGGAGGCCAGCCAGAAGGTCGTGGAAGAGGTGAAGGCCAAAAACGGGTTCATGTCCCGCGATGTGCCGATCAAGCTCTCCCTGATGGCTGCCTGCCATCCTGATATTGATCTACGAATAATCAAGTGATAGAAGGGGCGGACGGGGGAGAGTTACCAGCTCTCGACCCCGCCCTTTACCATAACGCTTAGAAGGAGCGTCTGGCATGTCTGCTTTTAACCCCATCGCTGGGGAAACTCAAGAATCAAAATCAGCCGATGTGGCTTGGGTTGAGTATTCAGCACTGATGCGCGCCGTTCGTGATGCGCCCAGCCTTCGTGATGATCCCCGTTGGGAAGCTATGAAGTCCGAAGCCTATGAACGCTTTGTGGTTGTATTTGGTTCCGCCGCATGAACGCCGCCCTCATAAATATCGGATCCGAGGCTGAATTGCTTGGCGCGCTTCTGACTGGTAGCCATGTTGATGCCATTGCGGATGTTTTGACAGATGCCGATTTTGCCGAGCCGGTGCATGGCCGAATATTCGCGGCGATTGTTCGAGAAGCTTCCTTGGGGAAAAAGGCCAACCCCGTCACCATCAAAGGATATTTTGAGGGTGATGAGGCGCTCGTAACGCTTGGAGGGTTGGGGTATCTTGCGCGCCTGACCCGCGAAGTCTCATTGATTCCGCCAAAGCAACATGCCTTGACGATTGCCGATCTAGGCCGCCGCCGCCGGATGCAGGCAGGCTTGACCGTGGCAGCCGATGCTTGCGCCGATCCAAATGCGACCGCCTCCGAGATTATTGCCCATGCTGATGCGGCTTTGGCTGATAATGGCAATGACGCGATCCACCAGCCCACAGGTGGCCAGTGCTTTGATGAATTGTTCGTCAGTCTGGAATCAAAAATCGTGGGTGTGACTTGCGGCCAAATTCCCTCTTTCGATAAGCTTGTCGGCCCTATCGAGGCCAAGCAATTTGTCATTTTGGCGGCGAGGCCGGGGATGGGCAAGACTGCTGTGGCATTGTCTTATGCGATAGGCGCGGCGCGCAAGGGGCATGGCGTCCTGTTTGTGTCGCTGGAAATGTCGAGCGTACAGTTGGCTGGCCGCATGGCTGCGGACATTTGCTTTGAGAATGGCGGGGTTCCCTATGGGGCGATTGTTTCCCGCGACCTATCCCGCGACCAGATTGACAAGATTGGCCATGCCCGCGCATTGGCTCACAGACTGCCCTTGCAGGTCGTTGACGCTGGTGGGCTTACCACTGGCCGGCTGAATATGCTCATTCGCCGCCACGCCCGCCGTATGGCCGCAAATGGGCATAAGTTGGAGTTGGTCGTCGTCGATTATATGCAGCTTATGCGCCCTGATAGGCGCGTCAACAAATACGAGGATATATCAGAAGTGTCGATGGCGCTCAAAGCCATGTCGAAAGATCATGGCGTTGGGGTTCTGGCATTGGCGCAGCTTTCCCGCGAGGTCGAAAAGCGACCCGACAAGCGGCCCATGCTTTCAGATTTGCGTGATAGCGGGCAGTTAGAGCAGGATGCCGATATGGTGATATTTCTCCTGCGAAAAGAGTATTATCTTGCACTTGTCGAACCGGCAGAGACTGCGCCGGAATATCCAAATTGGCGTGATCTGATGGAGGAAATCAGGGGGCAGATTGAGTTCATCGCTGCCAAAAAGAGGCATGGAACGACCGGTAGTGCGTTTGGCCAGTTTCATGCCAGCTATCAGGCAGTCCGGGGATGACGGGCCAATATCTATTCCTGCAGTCAAGCAGGAGGCGGGATGCTATCAAGGCATCATGCCCGACTTGCGGCGCTTTACAAAATCACCTTTGCATTGGCACAAGGGGTAATATCCGTAGCGCGTTACATGCTGATCGCTATGCTAAATCGAAAGGGGTTATATCCGCATGAGCGGCTTTATAGCCATGTATCGCCAAGCGTTTTTGCATCCTATCCTAAAGGATGGAGATCGCTTTCGTGCATGGTTCTGGCTGGTCGCTAATGCCGCATGGAAAGATACCCAGCATGATGCTCGTGGAAGGACTATCGAGGTCAAGCGCGGGCAAATTTGCATTGGCCGGGAGCATTTGGCGAAGGAATGGAATTGGTCGCCAAGCTCTGTTGAACGGTTTTTGACCCGTCTCGAAACCGAACACATGATCGAACGGGAAACCGGACATGGTAAATCTGTTATAACTATTTGCAACTACGAGAAATATCAGGAAGTGCCGAGCGAAACCGGACATTTGTCCGGACAGCAAATCGGACAGAAACCGGACAGAAACCGGACAGCAAAAGAACAAGGGAACAAAGAAACAATTATTTATGTGGCGAATGATGCTGATGAGCCAAGCCCCGCAAAGCCGATAAGCCCCAATCTTAAAAACACAGATCGCAAGCATGTAATCCCGGTCGATTGGAAACCTGCTGAATTTGGCCCTGCCAGCAAATGCAGAGAGGTGATTGCAAATTGGTCTGATGGTGAGATCAAAACTCAGATTGAGCATTTTACCAAACACCATCGCAGCAAGGGGAGTCGGTTTGTAAGCTGGCAGGATGCTTGGGAGACATGGGTTTTGAACAGTCGGAATTTTAGGACTGTGAAAACTCCAGCCTCCCGTTCAACGCAACCCGATCCCGATCAGGGGTTTCTTGCTCACATGATGGCTAGCAAAACCGCTGCGAGGTCGCCATGATTGAATAAATTGCGACAAACACGAAACTAGGTTGACGCATGAAGCAAAATTCGCGACACATAGGGTAGTAAGGAAGAGAACATGACACCGCCAAACAAGACACCAGCATGGAATGACCGCAGCGTAGTGACCGCTTGCCCGACCTGCGAAGGGCGCGGCGTGGTACGTGCGCACCGCTGCGCTACCATTGACGATCCATACCCTGAAACGGATTGCGAGTGCGGGATGGGTGAACACGATCCTTACTGCGAGGTCTGCGGCTTTACCCGGATCGTGAAGGGGTTTGATTGCCTCGCCTGCGACACGGTGAACAGCATTTTTTCCGATGATCTAGCTCGGCTTGATGTTGCGGCATTTGCCAAGGCTTTTGAGGTCGCTCGTGCGGCTGCCCTCAAATTGAATGAGGGCATCCGCGCCATCGACCCCGCCACCATCATATCTGAACACCAAGCCAAGGCTTCCGGCGCTTCGATTGATGTGGGGGAAGGGGCGTGAGGCGTTTGCGCTGGTTCAGCGATGGTGCCGCAAGCGCAGTTGCAACCATGTTCGACATTCAAGATCACGGCATTGATGCCGGCTTGATTGTCACTTGCGCTACAGGTGCAGAGGATGAGGACAACGCCCGATTTCGTGCGGATTGCGAAGGATGGTTTGGCAGCAAAGTCACGGTCATCAAGTCCGAGAAATACGCGGACACTTGGGATGTTTGGGAAAAGCGGGGCTATATGTCTGGCCTTAATGGCGCGGTCTGCACTGGCGAATTGAAGTTTGTGCCTCGCCTGAACTTCGAGTTGCCCAGCGATGTTCACATTTTTGGCTACACCGACGACAAGAGCGACCGGGCGCGGGCAGATAAGTTGCGCGAGACATATCCAAACTTGAAAGTTGTAACACCGCTCATTGATCGCAAGATTACCAAGGCCAACTGCCTCGCATTGATTGAAGGTGCGGGCATTGCGCCGCCGCGCACCTATGCGATGGGCTTCCACAACGCCAACTGCCTTCGCTCTGGTTGCTGCAAGGCGACCTCGCCCGGCTATTGGGCGAACCACCGCAAATGGTTCCCAGAGGGCTTTGCGCGCACCGCTGCGATTGCGCGGGGGCTTGGCGTTCGCCTCGCCATAGTTGGCCGCGAAACCGATGCGGACGGCAAGGTCCACAATATCAGGGCATTCATCGACGATATTCCCGCCGACCAGCCAACCACCAATGCGATTGCGCCAAGCTGCGATTTGCTTTGCGCTATCCATCAACAGGATTTGGAGCATGGTTGACCGCACCGACGTAGAAAACCGCGCTGCCGACCTTTTGCGGGCAGTTGGCGACCTCGCCATGGCGATTGCGCCGCACAACTGCGACAGGGCGCAAAGGGCGGTGATTGCGGCTGCCATGCGCTTGCTGGTTGACCACATCATTGCCCTTGCCAACACAAAGGAACCCCGCCCATGACTAACTTAACGGTATCTGATCTGGGGGAAGGGTGATGATTGCTGCTCTTTTCGTGCAGACTAACGGTTGCTATTTTGGGCTTGATGGTGTCGATCCTTGGGACGAGGCGCGTGATGCCAGAAAATATAATGGCCCCTACCCTGTGGTTGCGCATCCGCCATGCCAGTTGTGGGGCGCTCTGGCCGCTGTGAATTTTGCTCGATGGGGCGGAGAACACAACAGACCGGGCAATGATGATGGCTGTTTTAAAGCGGCGATTCATTCAGTCAATACTTTTGGCGGAGTCCTAGAACATCCTGCTAAAAGCAAGGCATTTGAAAAATACGGCCTTGATAGACCCGTATTCGGAACTTGGCTTCCACGTTCCGGCGGTTGGGTGACGGAGGTGTGGCAGTCCGCCTATGGGCATCGCGCCAACAAGGCAACATGGTTGTTTTATAAGGGGTCTAGTCCACCCTTTAATTTGAATTGGGAAAAGCGAATTGGCTCTCATCAAATAGGATTTCAGGACAAGCGGGGTAAATCTCGGAATAAACCCACGCTTTCAAAGCGAGAGGCTAATTCAACGCCTTTGGCATTTAGGGACACGCTCATCCAATTGGTAAAATACTCTATGGAGGAACCCCACCCATGACTAACCTAACCGCAGTGGAAGCGCTGAATATCAAAGATCATACTGAACTCGCCGCCCAAGTCGCAGCGCAGGCTGATGAGATTGAGCGGTTGCGAAATGCCATTCGTAGAATTTGCTTAGAAGCCCATGAAACCATCCCTTCAGATGGAAGGGTCGCGGCATTCAGCGCGCTTAATAACATTGGGCGTATGGCGACTGCCGCCCTCACACAAAGCGAGGTGAGGTGATGCTCGACACACTAAAACGCTATTTCGTGGCCAATCCCGCCCGGATATTCAGCATTGAGCGCTGCCCTAGCTGGACTGGCTATTATCTGCCGTGGCGCGCTGGAAATGCCGGAGGATTTTTTTGGCGGGGGTGGCGTGTAAGCTGGCGTAAGCCCTACGCAAAATGCTGGCATTTCGATGGTCGTCGTTGGAGCAATACCCCTTACCCAATTAAGGAACCCAAACCATGACCCTGACCGAGCTAGCCAATAGGTGCGAGGGGGAGTGGCTTGATGAGGCCCGCGATGCTTTTATCACGCATCTGGATAATTGCTTTGGGAGGGAATCGGCAGAGGATCGGGCAGACGACATTCGCGCTGGGCGTGAAGATAGCGAGGAGTTTATTGCGGGTTATCTGTTCTGCCTCCGTGCCAAGGCTGGGGAGGCGGGGGAATGAGCGAGAAACCAGCCCCACGGGAATATGACACGATCACCTATTACCGGGGTCGTCCTGTTTCAGAGATGAGCCGTATCGAACTGATCGCGGCATTGCAGGATGTTGGCCAGATGTTGGAAAGGGAGCGGGAAAATCACATAAAAACATTAGAAATTTGGACGAAGCGAGCCAAGGCTAGGCAGCTATGAACTCTGACCCAAAATTCACCCGCCGCGCCGATCTGGAAGCGTGGGTAGCCCGCGAAGCTGCAAAGGCTATCACACCAAGGCAACAGCTTGACGCAATTCCTATAATTCGCCGCGTCATCCTCGCGCACCAGCATTTGAAGGATTGAACATGACCACACTGATTGAACGGATCAAGGCAGCGCGTGATGGCTTACCGCCCGATAGTGGTATGGCCGAAGAGCATGACGCTTTTCAAGCCGCCATCGCAGCCCTCGAACTTGCTGACAAGATGGCGGATGTTCTGGAAAAAGTGGATATTCCAAACTGGTGGTTAACAGAAAATGAGTACAAAGCGCTCACCGCCTACCGCGCAGCAACGAAAGGAACTGAAAATGACCCGGCGCATGGAGGGAAAAGCCATGACTGACGAAGCCAAGGAACTTCTCGCCCGATGGGATAATGCTCCCCTTTGGAACGATGCGGTCAAGGATGCTGACGCGACTTTGTTTGACGACACAGTGGCCCTCATCACCACCATGCAAGCCGAGATCGAGCGGCTGAAACAAGCTGGCAATCAACTATTCGCTCATAGCGAACACTTGCTGACATGCTCTTGGCATGATGCCGGTGAATGCAACTGCGGCCATGACGACGCAATCAAAGCATGGAAGGATGTGGCTGGTGGATAACGTAACCATTACCGATGCGGACCGGGAAGCCTATTTAGCATTCAACAATATGCCACAAGGCATCGCCCAAGCAGTCAGGGACGGGAAATATGACAAGTTAACTGGTATGCAGATCATCGCCTGCCACCGCCTGCTAGGCCATCGCGAGGGGCTGGAAATGGCGGCTAAGGTGGTTAAGGTAACAAGCAATCGCGATCTTTCGACTGCCGCCACGGTTAAAGCCATCCGCGCCCTGAAACCAGTCTAACCCCTCTCCATGCGGCTTCGGCACTTCCGCGCATGGATGATCGCCAGCCGGGGGCCTGTTGACGCAGGCGGCGTTATACACCCCGGCACTATTCACCAGTTTACCCCGGTGGCCATAACCACAGGCACGAATGCGGATTCCAGCCATTTGCTGCCGGGGTAAAACCATTGCGCTGATATGCGCGTTGTGGTAAAACATGCTCAATATGACTGCAACCGCTGCGCAAGTACGTTGTGGTTCTTTGTTTCCGCCCGCCTGCTGGCTTATCCGGTGGGACGTTGCAACCGGGCAGAATAGGGTGGTGGTTCGGGCAAGCCGGAATTACCTGACGCGAAAGCAGCCGCCACCCGACCTAACCACATCACCCTGCCCAGCGTCGATTAAGCTTGGCTTTCATCCCAAAGCCGCTCGGCCTCTGCCAATAGGTCGATCCCATGCTTCTCATTGAATTTGACTGGCCCTAAGCCGTGAATGCTGTCGTGTGGTCCGTGATCGGCAAGATGGTGAAATGGGCAGAGAGGCGTAACACGGCGATCTGTGCGCGCAAGCCTGCCAAATCCTGCGCTGGTCGCATGATGAAGCTGGACGGGCCGCTCGCCGCAGATTAGGCACCCCATAGCGCCCAGCCGCGCCATGTGCGCCGCCTCGTCCTTGGGTTTAGGTGGTTTGCGCTTGGCTTTGATCGGCGCGCTGCGCTTTATGGGCGACTTGGCGCGCAACGGTGTCTTGCGCTGCAATGGCTTGCCGGGTTTCATCACGATCTAGTCCTTAATCCACCTTGCCGGTGTTGTTGCAGTTTGGACAGGATCCGACCTTCCATTGGGGCGACTTGCCTTTGCATATCTTGCATAGGCCGACGGTCCTTAGGATCGCAGCGCGACGCCGTTCACGGATTACATCAGCCCTTGCGCGCCGAGCTGCTGCGGTGGCCTCCTGCGCCATTATGGCCTCCATTGTTTGATGATCGTGGTAGGGCCAACGAGAAGGGGCAGCATATGCCGCCCCTCCGTTTATGCCAAACCGTTCACGCACATAATGTACATAAGACGGGTCTGGGTTTATGTTGCTTATGGCAGCTTTCCATCCTTATCAGGCCAGCACACAATGATGCCGGCGATTGCGAGGTAGATGAGGAAAAACATTTCAAATGGCATGGTCAATTTCTTTCCGATAAATCCTGCCACCAGATTTCGATAGCAGCTCGGCTTTTGCGCGACATTTTGGCAAGATGACTGGCTGCAAGGTCGAACTCTGGCCCATCGACCGGCGCGACCGTGGCGTTGACGCGCAAGTTGCTGGAGTAATAGGACCGAGCCGCGACGGTGTCGCCCAGATCATCAACCGAGCGTATGGTGATTGCCTCAATCTGGTGCCAGAAAAACACATCGCACCCACTGTAGAAAAACGAGGTGATACCCGACTCTGAAACCTCGCGTACATCAGCGTCCATGCGCTGCCCCCATTCGCAAAGGATGTCGATTGCCACATTGCGCGGCATGATACGACCATCCTTGTCGAGCGTGGGGTTCAGCTTCGCCCCAACAAAGGGTCGCACGATCTTGATAAGGTCGCTGTAAGGTGTGGTGGTCATCATTTTGATCCTTTCGTTTGCCAATGCGCCCTAGAAACTGGCCCGCTTCTGTCGAATCGCTATTTTAGCAAGAATGACATGTATTGGTCGCATATATGGGCCGGGATCGCTTGCCGCAATTTCAAGCCATTCAAGCGGCTGACGCTTGCATATTTGCAAATATTCGCGATTGTTCATCTTCCTGTTATCCTTTCCTATTGAACCGGAGGCGCTCACCCGGTGTCATGGCGGATACTACACCAGCCTCCACTTGCGTCCTGCGCCACAATTCGGCTTCCATTTTCAATTGCAGATCAAGGCTGCGCCCTTCCATGATCGCAAGGGACAGCGCCTTGGTCGTCATGCTGGGGAAAGCCCCTGTCGGAAATGCTGCATCGCTCATGGCTTAAACCTCCCAACCAGAGGCGCGAGCGGCATCTGATGCCGTCGCCCAGACCAAATATTCGTCGCCGTCCATGCACTCGGTTTCGTCGATGACAAAATCGGCGCTCAAAAGGCTTTCGGTGATAATGGCTGAAGCCGCATATTCGGCGCTTGGGAAAGCATCGACATAAGCAGCGCCCATCGCATCAATGCAATAATCAAGAAGGCGGTTGCTGGCCTTGATCCAAGCGCGAGGATCGGTGCAAGTCTCAAACGGATCGGCGATCAAACGGCTGCGCAAGCCGTCGATTGCTTCAAATTGTGCAAGGGTGATAGGCATAACGAACTCCTTGGCGGTTTATCGCGGGATTATTCCGCTGACGACTTACGCAGTACACGAAACTATATGGGCTTGCAATACCCTATTTTACTCGCTATCATCGCATGGTATAGACAAGGCTGCATAGGAACGAGCAGAGCATGGACACTACCACCCTTACACACATCGCGGATGTTTTCAGCGCAGGCATTTTTCTGGCCGTGGTCTATGCCATTGCCAAGGCTGATCCACCGATCGAACCGCCCATCACATTGGAACGCACGAGTGTCGCTGACATGGCGGCAGGTGTAAAGCCGCTGATCCCGCCCGCCATTGATGACGAGAGCGAAGCGGGAAGCTGGGACGACGCATTGCGCAGCCCACCTTGGACGGAGCGCGACAACGGCGATGGCACCTATTCGCTGGCAATGCAGCCGTTGCTTACTCTGATCGAAGTGAGCCGCAAGCAATGAGCGATTATGCAGTCAAGGTGACAATTCGCAATGGCCGCATCCTTCGCCGGATGAGAGAGCTTGGAATCAAATCGCAGGTAGAGCTTGCGGCCAAAGCTGGTGTCAGCGCCACCACACTGAATAGTATTGTGGCGTTGCGGCGCGCACCAGAGAGAACCAATGGGCAATGGTCCCACGGCGTGGAAAATATCGCCGCTGCGTTGAGGTGTGACCCAGAAGATTTGTTCACCGATGCGCAAAAGACAATGGCGCTACCGGCCAATTCTATGGAAACCTATATGGATGAGGCTTCCGTCATATCTTTGATGGCTGGCGATGACATGGAGGAGTCGGCTTGGGCGAAAATTGAAGTCCAGAGATTGCTGGCCACTTTGACGCCAAGAGAGCGGGCTATCACCGAACACATGATGGAAGGTGGCATTTATGAAGATGCCGATCCCGATGGTTGCTCCCGAGAGCGTATTCGGCAAATACATTACAAGGCTTTGCGCAAGATGAAGGCTGCATCCGTGAATTTCGACAGGGCATCACGCGATGCGATGGGCGTTGAACTACCCAAGCCAATCCCCAAGAGAGACTGGAAGCCCAAACACATTAGGGAAAAAGAAGAGCGAGATGCAGCATGGGTAAAGGTGAATGCGGCTGGTGATCCTTTGCCCATATATCAGCCACCATTTCCCCTCCCGCCGAGGCTATGGCTGGAAAAGGATGCAACCCAATTAGCAGCCGAACGCGCCGCGCAATCTCGCGAGTACAGGCTCGCATTATCCCATGATTTAATGGGGAGCATGAATCACCCCGATGACCCATATCTGAATGGTGAAATGAAATGACCCGCTTCACCCTCACATGGACCGATGAGATGACCGCGACCGCCGCCGGCATGAAGCGCGCAGGTCTATCATGCTGTCAGATCGCAGACCGCCTCGGTGTTGATCCTCAACAGGTCAAGCGCCGCTGCTACAAGGTAGGCGCAAGATCATCCCTTCGCATCGGCCCCGGTGCCAAGGATGGTAAGCCTGGTCGGATCATGGGCGACCACACAAGGATTATTGGAGAGGCAGGGTAATGGCTGGCCCCCTCGCCAACATACGCCACGAGCGCTTCTGTAGAGAGATCATAAGCGGTAAATCGCAGGTGGAAGCCTATCGCCTCGCTGGCTATGAATGCGCCCAAAGATCATTGGAAGCAAACGCGCATAGGCTGATGGAGAATGATGGCGTAAAAAAACGCATAGCTGAATTGGGGAAACCCATCCACGACAAATACGCTGTCACCAATGATCGGATCACGCGAGAACTGGCTCTACTCGGCTTTGCGAGGCTCAAGGATTACTCCAAACTCATGGAGAGCGGCAGCCTAGATGATGTGACGAGTGAGGAATCTGCGGCCATTTCGGAGTTGCTGGTCGAGACGACTGTTTCAGGCAAGGGCGACGACGCCACGCCCACGCGCCGGGTGAAGCTGAAACTGTCGGACAAGAGGCAGGCTTTGGTCGAGCTGGGCAAGCTGCAAGGCATGTTCAAGGACGGCGCGGACCTGAACGTGCCCGTCACTTTCATCATTGAGCGCACAGAGAGGTCAAAGGGCAAATGACTGCGACACCTTGGCTCCGCGAGAATGTGGAGAAGCTGCGGGTTGGCATGGAGGCGCAGGCTGTTGATGCCGAGGAACGCAGCGGAGACGGGCGATATTACCGAGGCAAGGCCAAGGCATTCGCGGAAGTGCTGTTTTTGCTGGAGCGGGAACCAGCCACCGTGAAGGCTGTTGAGCCGGAAAAGCCAGAGCGGCCAAGATCAACGCCCAAGAGCAAGCCCTCGCCAGCATTAGCCAAGCCTACCGAGCAATCATACAGTTTGAGTGATTTGATTGGCGTGGTCGAGGGTGAGGCCAAGTCGCTGGAGCCGTTCGACCGTGTGATCTTTCGGGTTCAAGGTAGCATGGAGGTCGCGCAGCCATTTCACAGCGCCAAGCTCGACACTGCCTATCCCCAGCCCATTGTGGCGGATAGTCGTGGCAGACTGCCCATGATCCACTTTGCCCCCAGCGTGAAGGTCTGGGCGCATATTCAATAGCGGGTTTGGCGTCCTTCGTGGTCCTATCCCCCGATTATCAGGAACGAAGGCAACGAGAGAGGCCGTTTGGGCTTGTGATAATGGCCTGAAAATGGCAGAAAAGCGCAGTTCGGGTGGACAATGACAAGAAGGCAGGTATCGCGTGGTCAGCATAAGAGCGTCAGAATTGGTCAAGATCATGGACCGCAACGCGCTCGACCGCGACATTCTGGCCGAGTTGGTCGGGTTCACGCCTCGAACAGTGACGCGCTGGAGGACTGGTGCATCAAGCATCCCCCGCGCTATTGGTATGATTGCCGAGATGATCGACAAGGGGGAGTTTCCCAACCGCTATTTTAGGAAGCCTGCATGAGCGAGGATCGCGGGCCATTTGCCCCAGCCCTGACCGCCAAGGTGGAGCGGCACCGCCACCAGCCAGAACCGGGCAATGATGGCTGGCGCTGGTATCTGCGCAGATCGGCAGGCTCAATTGGTTTGACAGTGGAGCGCAAGAGCGACCTTCGCGGCTTTACGATGTTCTGGCCAAACAACATTGGCTTTGACGCAAGGATGCGGCTGGTGATGCGTGGTGGGCTGATCCTGTTGCGCCGGCGAATCAGTTTCATTGACGCACCGCCGGTTCAGCATTCAGTCTTTGACCCCAAGGAAGCAGATTGATGGCCAAGACGTTTACTCTTGACCCGGCGGCGCTCGTTGAGTTCACGCCAGAGCAGGTGGCAGATTACTCCTATGACAAATCGACCAAGCGCAAGGTGTGGATCCGGCGTGAGTGGAGGCGCAAGCGGACCTGCCATTATTGCAAGGGGCCGACCATCTTGCCGGGTAAGGGCAATGATCACTTGGCCAACGGTTACCGGTATGCGACGGTCGATCATGTGGTGCCGACTTGCAAAGGTGGGCCAGATCACTTCTCAAACTGGGTTCTGGCCTGCCATGTGTGCAATTCGCTAAAGGCAGATATGGATGCCAAGGACTTTATCCGCGAACTGGAAGAGGCGGGAGTGAGATGAACGACCATATAGACCTCGCGCAACATCACACCGGCTGGGCTGTCATTGATGTTTATTGGGAGGACGAACTGATTGAAACCCATGTCTCGCCGGTCAACGACACTAAGGCGCATGAGAACAGCGAAGATTGCTGGTGCGGTCCATCCAGTGAGGACGGGTTTTATTGGGTTCACGCCTCGGCGGATCGGCGCGAGGAATACGAGCAAGGCAAGAGGGGTGTGAACTGATGACCGACCTTGCCGACGACATCGCCCGAATTGCGGCGCTGCGTGGCAGGCATGTGGCAAACTATGAGCAGATCGAGCGCGACCGGCGCAAGGTGAGCCATGCGGAGATTGTTGGTCTATTCAGGGTGCCGGATGCGATGTACGACGAAATGCGGGAGTTTGACCGGCTGCCTGCCACATCTCGACAGGCATTAAGTAACCTACCGTTGAACGCATCGGCGATCCGGTATAAGGCATTGCTCAATAGAGCGAGGGATGAGCGGGGCCTCATCCGTGTGATTGCCATGGTGCTGCCAGAAGTGGTGCATGGCTGGGTCAAGAGGCACTACGGGACTGACCACCCGACAACGAGGAAAGAGACATGACGGCAAATGAAATTTGGGCTATTACTTTGAGCATCCTGCCTTGGGCGGTAGCAGTTTCCTTGATGAGTCTTGCTATCTGGGCGCTTTGGTTGGTGTGTCGAGTTTTCGCGGAAGATCATTACGCCAAGCGCCGGTATCGAGCAGCAATTGCCAGCATTGACCACAGCAGGCTCAAGCAGGTCGAGTATGAAACGATTGGGCTGGATAAATCGTCGTGGCGCGGCATCTATGACGGCAGCACTAAGCCTACCTACCGCCCATCGAACACCGGCCAATCCAAGCAGATGGACCGCTTGCGCCAGATCGGCGCTATCGACACGGTAGCAGCTCACGCCAAACTGGTTGGATGCAGCGAGTGGGAGGCCCGCATACTTGACCGCCGCCGCGCTGGTGAAAGCCTCGCCTCTATTGCCAAAAGCACTGGCAAGGCAATTGGCGCAATTCGCCGCACCGAGAAGCGCGTGGTCGATAAGATCATCGCAGCACAGGGAGGCGGCAAATGAAGCCTATCAAACCCCTACCCACATTGTCCGGCCTAATTATCCCCAGGCCACGCGCGACCTGCGGCAACTGCCATTTCCATTCGGCCACGCCTGACCTATCGCTGATCATGTGCAATGGCGTCCCGCCGACGCCCTGTATTGTCCGCGCGCAACAGACGGCGCAAGGGCCGGCCTTTGAGGTTGAACTGATGTCGCCACGCCTGCCACGGTCGCGCCAAGGCTGCGCACTGCACCGTTTCATCGAGCAACCGGAGGAGATGACGCAATGACACGCCAGATCAATGCTGTGGGGCTGGCAATTATCAAGGAGAACGAGGGCTGCAAATTGCAGGCATACCTTTGTCCCGCCAAGGTGCCGACGATTGGGTATGGTCATACCGGACCAGAGGTGAAACTGGGGCAGGTCATCACAATAGATCGAGCCGACGCGCTACTTGCCGCTGATCTTGCTCGGTTTGAGGACGGGGTGACGCACCTCACGCCCTTCTCCAACGACAACCAGTTCAGCGCGCTGGTGTCGTTCGCCTTTAATGAGGGGTTGGGAAAGCTGCGTGGCTCGACACTTCTGGCCAAACACAATGCCGCCGATTATGTCGAAGCCGCGAAAGAGTTTGGCAAATGGACTTTTGCAGATGGTAAGGTGATGAGCGGTCTGGTCAAGCGCCGCGCCGCCGAGGCTGCGCTTTACAGCAAATCCTGACCGATGGCGGACCCCGTTTATATCAAATACAGCTATAACGGGGTTCCGACGCTTGAGGACTTTGCCAACGATGATAGCTTTGTGCGTGGCGTTTCCGGCCCCTTTGGCTCCGGGAAATCATCTGCTTGCGTAGCAGAACTGGTTGCAAGGGGCATGAAACAGAACCCCGGCCCCGATGGCGTCAAGCGTAGCCGGTTTGCCGTGATCCGTAACACCTATGGCGAATTGCGCGACACGACGATCAAGACGGTGATGCAATGGCTGCCAGAGCATTATTTTGGGCGGTACATCGAGCATAAGCACACGTACACGATAACTGCGCTGCCCGGTGCTGTGATCGAACTGATATTCCTTGCGCTCGACCGGCCAGACGACATCAAGAAGCTTTTGTCGTTGGAACTGACCGGCGCATGGGTGAATGAAGCCCGCGAGGTGCCTTGGTCAGTAATCGAGGCGCTGCAAGGGCGCGTAGGACGTTACCCAGCAATGCGCGATGGCGGCGCGACTTGGTTTGGCATTTGGATGGACACCAACCCGCCGGATAATGATAGCAAATGGTATAAGTTTTTTGAGGAAACCAAGTTTGAACCGGGGTTCGCCCGCATATTCAAGCAGCCGTCTGGCCGCGCAGCAAATGCGGAGAACCTGCCAAACCTGCCCGGTGGCCAACGCTATTACACTAACCTCGCGCAGGGTAAGGCTGCGGAATGGATCAAGGTCTATGTCGATGGTGAGTATGGCTTTGTCATCGACGGCAAGCCGGTTACGCCTGAATATAGCGACACCATCCATTGCAAGGCAGTCGAACCGGTGCCGGGTGTTGCGATCATTCGGAGCTGGGACTTTGGCTTAACGCCCGCCTGCGCATTCAGCCAGCTTTTGCCAGATGGTCGGTGGCTGGTGTTTGACGAGATGGTCAGCGACAACATGAGCATTGACGAGTTTAGCGACGATGTGCTTGAGCATTGCGCCCGCGCCTTCAAAGGCAATGTCCAGTTTGAGGACTGGGGCGACCCGGCTGGCGAACAGCGCGCCCAGACTGACAAACGGACCTGCTTTGAAATCATGCAGGCCAAGGGTATTGATATTCGAGGCTCGGAGCAAAACCCGCAGCTTCGGCATGAGTCTGTGCGCAAACCACTGCGGACATTGGTGGCAGGTGAGCCGCAATTCATTCTGAACCCGCGCTGCAAGAACCTGCGCAAGGCGTTAATGGGTGGGTATCACTACCGCCGGTTGAAAACGAGCGGCGAGAAATATGCAGACAAGGCCGAGAAGAACAGCCTATCGCATATCTTTGAAGCGCTGGAATATGGCATGGTTCAGTATTTCGCGCCTGCGCTTACCTCATCGACCGGCGGATATGACGATTGGCCAGAGGGTGATAACGACGACTATGGCAGCGACGGCAACCGCAACGCTTATACAGGATATTGAGCATGGCTGAAATCATTCCAATTGGCGGCAGCGGACAGATCAGCGACGGCATTGCGCTCGACCCTGACAAAATCCTTGACATGGCCAAAGGTGAGTTTGGGGAAGTTGTCATTGTCGGATGGACGCCAGACGGTGAATTGCAAGTGCGATCATCGCATGGAAGCCGCGAAGCGCTCTGGCATTTGACCCGCGCCATTCACCAACTGACGGAGGGGACTGATGGCTAAGATCGTCCTGCCTAAGATCAAATCAACGATGGCCTCCCATGCTGATTACAGACCTGCGGAAAAAGCGCTCTACGTGACATTTCACAATGGGCAAACTTTCCGCTATGGAGGGGTGCCGCACAACATTGGGGAAACGCTGATGGGTGCTGCATCGTTCGGAAATCAATTTAACCGCCATGTTGCCGGAAAGTATAAGGGGGTAAAGCTGTGATGCTTGCCCCTATCATTCTGGAGCAACCGCATGTCGTTGATCGAGTCCACCATCAGCCCGTTGAGTGCCACATCAAAGGCTCAAGGGAGTGTCCTCGACGGCAATGAGTTTGATGAAATCGGCAATCCTCTTGACGGGGATGAGCATGATGAGGAAGTTGAAGAGCGCAAGGTAGCGGATAAGCCCGCCGCCGGAAGCCTGTTTCAAAACCTGATTGACCAGATCGACGACATCAACCTTGCTCGGTATATGCCGGATGATGAGCTTGACCGCATCGGTATGTTGGTGGTTGATGAGTACCGGATTGACGAGACAAGCCGCAATGACTGGGTGACAAAGGCCGAAAAGGCCATGAAATTTGCCACGCAAGACACCGAGCCAAAACAATTCCCTTGGCCGGGGGCTTCCAATTTCATCTACCCGCTGATTACGCAGGCTGCGACCGACTTTGCTGCGCGCACCTATCCCGCGATTGTTCAGGGCCGCAACGTGGTTAAGGGCGTTGTCTGGGGTGATGATGATGGAACGCCAGTAACGGTCGATGGGAAGCCGGATGGCCAGCCAAAGATAGTCCAAGGACCAGACGGTCAACCGCAGCCTTTGTGGCTGGTAAAGCCCGGTGAAAAGCGCCAGCGCGCCGACCGCATCGGGGAACATATGTCGTGGCAACTTTTGGATGAAATGCCGGAATGGGAGCCACAGACGGACCAGATGCTGCACCAAATGCCGGTGATTGGCGGTGCGGTGCGCAAAACATTTCGCGACCATGTGGAGAGCAGAAGCAAGTCGCTGTTTGTCAGCCTGCTCAATCTGGTGTGGAACTATCACGCGCCCAGCTTTGAAGCCGCGCCGCGCCATACTGAAAAGATTTTGCTCTACCCAAACCAGATTATCGACCTTGAGCGGACTTGCGATGAAGGAGATGAAGACATTGGCGGCATGTTCTTGCCGCTCAATTACGGCCCATCGGGCGGTGGCGCTGGCGAAACGTTCAATGGGCAACCGATTTATAGTGGCGACAATTCGGATAACGACGCGCCGCACCTGTATATTGAGCAGCACCGTCGGCTTGACCTCGACGGCGACGGTTACCCAGAGCCTTATATCGTCACGGTTCACCTGCGTTCTGGCAAAGTGGTGCGGATTGTTGCGCGCTATTGCGAGGAAAGTATCAAGGCTTCGCCCAAAGGCGACATGATCTACAAGATTGATGCTGACGACATTTACACGCTCTATCCGTTTCTGCCATCCATTGACGGCGGCTCGTACCCAATGGGGTTCGGTCAATTGCTGCGTCCCTTGAACGAGGGGATTAATACGACCCTGAACCAGCTATTCGACGCTGGGACGCTGGCTAACACCGGCGGCGGATTTATATCTGACCAATTGGGAATGCCATCTGGCCAAACGCTGCTTGGGACTGGCAAGTTCCACCGGGTAACGACCAAGGGTGCGTCGATTAGGGACGCGGTGTTCCCGCTGCCTTTTGCTGGCCCAAATGTGGTCCTGTTCCAAATCCTTGGCGCGCTGATGCAGGCTGGGGAGAAATTGGCGGGGCTTGCAAACATCCTGACTGGCGACGCCAGTATTGCCAACGCTCCGCCGACTACGGTTCTGGCGCTGATTGAGCAGGGCATGAAGTTTTACACCGCCATTGTGAAGCGGGTGTTCCGAGCCGAAAAGGCCGAGCTGGATAAGCTTTACGCGCTGAACAAGAAATACGTCAAAGAGGACGTTGAGTTCAAGATTGGCGATCAGGGCTGCATTATCAAGCCGTCCGATTATGTGCATGGCGGCGGTGTTGAGCCGGTGGCTGATCCCACCATGACAACCGACATGCAGAAGCTTGGCCGCGCTCAAGTGCTAATGACGGTCAAAGATGAGCCGGGGATCGACCGGCTGGCGGTGCTGCGGCGATTTATCGAGTCCGCAAACATTGACCGGATTGATGACTTATTCCTTAAGCCTGACCCGAATGCCGCACAGATGGCCAAGACCATGCAGCAATTGGCCCTTGAGACGGCGCAAGCCGAACTAGGCGCAACCCGCGCCAGAGAATTGAAAGACCAGACGCAAGCATTTCTCAACATGGCGCTTTCGCGCAAGAATGCGGACGGCCAGCAACAAGCGTTTATCGACGCGCAACTTCAATTCCTGCGACTGCAAATTGAGGCGGTCAATTCGACGGTCAAGGCTGCGGCGGTCGATCACCGATACCATGACACCGGAATGCGCCACACAGCCGCAACCGCTGACCGCGCCGCACAAGATGCGCAACACGGTCGGCAACTCGCGCAACAGGAGCGATTGGCCCAGCAATCCAGCCCCACATCACAAGGGCTGCCATCCCCCGGCCCAACTGGTAATTTTCCTGTCGCGCCAAGCGCTCCTTCCCCGGCGCAAATGCCGGAACCTTCGCCGCTCGGACCAGAAGCCCCCGCTGCATTTCCCATTGGAGCGCCTGAATAATGGCTATTACCGATCCCGCATATCTCCCCGCCGCTGTCGCTCAGAGCAAGCGCGACACCATGACGGGGATTACCAGTCAAGAGTTCAACCAATGGCGGCATAACCCGATTACCGCTGGTTTCCTGCAATACATGGAGGACAGCGTTGCCTTTTTGCGCGAAGCGGCTGCTGATCTTCTGGAGGCAGGCCAGTTCAATCAGGGCGATGTTCATCAAGACAAAAATCCCGACTGCCTGCGCGGCCAGATTATCACGCTGCGCCACCTGCATGGCATCGAGATACAGACAATTCAAAGTTTCTACGGCCAAGAGATGCCGAAAGAAAAACAGGAGTGAACCTATGTTGATACCGAGAAATCAGGAAATTGTCAGTGAGGCAGAATTGCCCGATTACAAGAAAGAACCGCCCAAGCTTGACCCGCTGCCAGATCGCGGCATGGGCTGGAAAGGGATGGACCAGACCGAATACGACACGGCGGAATATGACCCGGCGGTTGGCAATTCATCTGGCCTTGAACCGTTCGGCCCGAACATCCTTGTTAAAATGGATACTTGCGCCCGCGAAACAGCCGGTGGAATTATTCACCTTGATGCACATACCGAGCGCATGGACGAAGCTGCAGTGACAGGCTGTGTCTTTGCCATTGGTCTGGATGCCTTTCAGCACATGGCCGATAAGCCCAAAGTCGGTGAACGCATCTACATTGACAAATACTCCGGCATCAAATGCCGTGGCAAGGATGGCGCGCTCTATCGAGTTGTGGATGAAAAATGCGTCGCCTGCCGGATTGCAGATGACCTCGTGGTTGCGGAGCTTTGAACATGACCGACTTTGAACAAGATTTCGATGAGGGTGAAGATGACGCCCTTTCCCCCGTTTCGGTCGAGGACCGCGCCCGCGCTATGGGCTGGAAGCCGCAAGAAGAATACGGCGGAGATCCCCGGCGTTGGTCGGATGCTCAGACGTTCATTGATCGCGGTGAAGCTGAATTGCCAATCTTGCGCGACCAATCTCGCCGAATGAGCGAGAAGCTGGCGCGGCAAGAGCGTGACATGGCCGATTTACGCAATACTGTCTCAGAGCAGGCCGCAGCGGTAAAGGCGGCAATGGACCTTGCGCGCCGTGCTGATTCCGGCGGCTACAAGCGCGCTATGGATGAATTGAAAGCCAAGCGGGCTGAAGCTGTGGCAATTGGCGATACGGAAGCGTTTGAGCAAGTTCAGGAGCAGATCGACGCAGCGGAAGCCGAGCGCGCCACATCCTCAACCGAATTTAACGTCACCGTACCAGCCAAGCAGCCTGCTTTATCCGCGCCATTGGTCGATCAAGAAACTGATGATTTTATGGCGGCGAACCCATGGTTTCATCAAAAGCCGATTTTGAAACAAGCCATGATTGACGCTCACTTGGCTATTATCCAGCGCGAAGGCTCTGTATCTGGCAAAGCACTGACAGACCAGTACGAGCAAGCCAAAGCCGAAGTGGTTGAGGCATTCCCGCAATACTTCCCAACCCAAAGCAATTTGGCCGGCGGCGAAGAAGAATTTGAGGATGAACCCCGCCCACGCCCCCGACCCCGGCTGCGCGTTGCGCCGCTGGCACCAAGCAGCCCGACAATCCAACATCGGCGCGGCGGCGATCCTTTTTTGCGCATCACCGATGAGCGCGAACGCTCTGATGCCAAGGCTGCGTTTGCAAGTGTGGTCAAATACGACCCCAACACAACCGCTGAAGAATACGTGACCCTTTACCTCAACCCCAAGACCGACGTTCTGGCGCTGCGCGCTCGTCG